TAAACCTCCTTTTGTCTATAGCTAATTGTTCATAATTCATTGATTTAAATTAAATAATGTTGCAAAGTTACACTCTTTTGCACAAAACCAGCGGAAATGAGAATATTTCTGTGTTAAACTTTATAAAAAGTAACAATCTGAAAGTAGATGGCTACAAAAATAGCGTTAGAACGGCTTTCTTGCCAAATTCTAACGCTATTTCTATATCTACTTATCAGTGTTTATCCTATCACAACATCAAGGGTCTCCATATCAGCGAACTTTAAGCCGAAATCCTTAGCAGCTTTGAAGAGCTCCTTCTCGTCAACTGCCTCGATGGCTACCTCTACCTCCTTGTCGGCAAGTTCCTTGAAGTACTTCTCGGTCTTCTGCTTCTGATTGAAGAAATACTCATTGACCTCAGCGAACTTGGCTGAATCGTCCTTGGTGTATTCGTAGCCCTCATTGGCGTGCTTCTGCTCAAGCTGCTGGCACTCCTGAAGCTTGCACTGCATCTCCTCGAACTTATCGTCCTTCAAGCTCTGCTGCGCTTCCTCCACATCCTTGTCGTAGGTATCGGCTACTTGGCGCAGTGCCTTCATATTCTTCCAAACTCGCATAGCGGCATCATCGCTCATTGATGATGTCTTCAATGCCTTCAATGTTCTGTAGGCTGCAACAGCCTCGATTGTCTTAATCTTTTTCATAATTGTTTCTTTTTTTTATGTTATACAATATTCTTCGTCAGATTACCATTCTTGATATTATTATAATTAAGATTGATATATTGGTAAGCTATGTATTCCACTAACTTCTCCAACAAATTTAAAATCAAATTCTTCATAATAACTATCATGTTCTCTTCTATCAGAATGTAAATTTAAAACTATATTCCAATTATTAATTTTATATTGAGGATAGTCTTCTATCTTATTTATAATAGGTATCTGTGTTGTAGTAAACCCACTATATTCTTTTTCTGCATCTTCTTTTGTAGCATAAGCAGTTAATATTACATTTTCTGTACTTACTTTTAAATAACGTTTTGGAGCATAAGTATTTATATTAGTTGCTACAGGTACTGACAAATTATCTAGTTCAGTTTGACCAAATGAACCTATATTAGCTCGTAAACTTACTAATGAAGTAGTACCAAAATCTAACGTAAAACTAAATTCTATATATTTATCTGCTGATAAAATATATCCATTATTATCATCTATATAATAATATCCTCCATAATATGTATTAACAGTAAAATTAGTAACTTTTACTTCTACTGTAGTATAGTATGTAGGTTTTTCTTTAGTACTTATAACAACTTTATTAAATAGAAAACCAGAAATATCTATAGTTTGTCCAGTAACATCATTATTTATATAGCAAGGTGTTACAGATGTATAAAAATAATCATCATCAACTCCACCAACAGGACATAATAGTCCTGCTATATAAATTTCATCATTAACTTCACTTTTAAAACCTAAACTACTACTACCATTATTACTACTAATGGATTGATTTTTAAAATTAACAATAAACTCACTATCAGGTATTTCATCATTATAACTAACAGAAGCATTATTTATAGGAACAGTACCTGAAAGATATTTCATACGTTTTTTGGTTTTATTATATATACATACAGCAGGATACCATTCTTCATTAAAAGCAGATAATAAAGCTAGTATATCTTCAAAAGATATAGTATTCTTTGAATTTATAGGTTCATATCCAAAATAAAATCTTAAATAATAAGTTTGGTCTAAATATATAGTATCTCGTATACCAGTAGAAAAACGTATAGGGTCTTGATAACTATAATCTTCAGTATTATAACCAATAAAATCACTAAGTCTATATGGAGATTGATTGGTTCCAAAAGGCATATTATAATTCCATACACCTTTAATACTTAATTCTTCAAACGAACTTACTATATTAATAGTGTATACTTGGTCATTTAAACTACTATTACCTAACCACCAACCTCTACTTGAAGAACTCCAACTTTGTTTATCTGAATTTAAAGTATCTGTAACAAAAGGTTTATTATAAAGATTGACAGGTTTATATTTAGAATAAGGATTTAAATTCACACTCTTACAAAGAGTAGCAAGGTCATTGCTACTCTCTCCAAGAGCTTGTTTAACATCATCAATGCTAACAGGAGCACTAATAATTCCACTATCACTATTGTAAGGCATAATCTTTATTTTTTAAATATTCAACTTCATTTTCTAATTCTCTAACTCTAGCTTTAAGTTTATCAACTTCATCATCTATTTCAGTTAAAGCACCAAAAGCAAGACTAATAAGTTTAGGATTCCAATAGTTAATCTTTAGATAACCATTATCATCTTTAGCAACTATATCTTTAAGCAATGGATTATTGACATTTTGAGCAATAAAACCAATACTATGTTTGTGGTCACGAATATAATCAAATTCATAAGTACCTCCAATACTTTTAATAACATTTAAACAATTAAGTTTAGCAATGTTGGTTTTAAGACGAATATCAGAACTAGCATAAGCTGTAACTCCACCTTTAGCAAGAATGCTATTAGGGAAGTAAGTATTCATATTATAATCAAAGTTATATATATGACCTGTATGACCCATAAATCTATCAGTAGGAAATGAATATTTAGTAAAAGCAAATATTCGTATTTTATTTATTGAAGCATTTCGTAATGCAGTAGTATTTTGGTCATGTTTAAATCTAAAACGAATATATCTTCTATCATCATTTCCTACACCAACAGCCGTATTACCATTAGATAAATTTATATAATTAAATTGGTTCCATCCAGTCATATATTTAATATAAGTATTGACTATAACACCTTTACTATTTAAATATTCTACAGTACAAGTAACACCAACACCTTGTCCCATATCAACACAAGCAAAATATACTTGAGAATAACAATTATTAGGAACATAAAACGTAAACATTAGTTGGTTCTTTTTTATTTGAGCTAGTTTCTCAGCATCATTATTACCAGTGATAACATTACCACCTAAGCTTAAACTATCAACACCTGCAACATTCGCATACGCCTTAAATTTAGTATCATTTGATATATTATAATTAGTCCAACTGTTACCGTTATCATTAGTATAAACTATAGAAAGATTATCGACTGGTATACTATCAGTAATAGCAGTAATTCCAGAGCATAAAGCATCAGCTGAAACATAACAACCCGCTCCTTTATTATTAACTTCATAATTTGTAGGTAATATACCTTTATTATTTATTAAACCGTTAACAGATAAATTACCAGCAATAACAGCATTTTTACTAACACTAATACTATCACAACTAATAACATCATTAACAGTAAGACTTTTAAACGTAGCACTACCTAATTGTGTTATGTTCCAATAACTACTATTTACTTGACTACACATGTCTTGAACTTTCACCCAATTAGTATTATTACCATTACCTAAATATAAATCACCACCACTACCTCCAATTCTAGCTCCACCATCAGGAGTTATAGTTGTAATGTCTGGAAATTTAAGTGTACCATTACGTTGTGCACTATTAGCCTCAAACACAGAACCATCAGCTATACCAAGATAAATAGTTTTATTAGAATGAGTATATTTAAGTCCAGCCCATTGATTCCAATCCCAGTTTGTCTCGCCAAAGCGAATAGCCGCACCTGTGTTGAAAATAACTTGCGCATCAATGGCACTAATAGGAGTTAACTTGTTGCCAATCTTAAGCGCACCATTCTGCAAGGTGGTACTGATGGTGTTGCTTGCGCTGATGGTGGTCGCACCGCTCAAAGCACCGCTCACGTTAGCCGTTCCGTTGAACGACTGTCCCCAGATGGTTCTTGCCGTTACAAGTTGGTCTGCTTGATTCACGATGCCAATTCTCGTAGCACCATCAAGCAAGGTGTAAGGGCTATCCCCTGTGGTTGCTGGCAAGCTTTGAGCCGCAGAGAACGATGTATTTGTCACCAAAGTTCCTTGGCTTGTGAAATCGGCAGACGTGCGTCCTGTCTTCTTGATGATTGTGTAAGACAGACTTCCATATTGACGTTGGCAATTTCCCCAAAGTTGAACATTGCCAGTTGCATTGTTGTAGTACACACGCAACCTTGAAGACATGTTTCCAACCAACTCACGCAAGGATATGATAAAGTTGTATGCCCCAGAGTCCTTCGCTCCATTCTGACGGATTCTCAACACGACAACCGAAAAGGTATCGTTAAATCCGTTGGAGAAGAGGAACGTGAAATTTCTATCATCATATTGGTTGCCTGTGACGGTAATGTCAAACAACTTCGCCCAATAGTGGGAAAGGCTTGCGGTGTTGCTGTTTACCGCTCCCGACCATACGATGTTGTTTTTGTGCCAACCATCGAGCAAATCCGCATTGAGGTTTGTCCATTGTGCGGTAGTCGAAGCTATGTGATTCAAGCCGTTGTAACCGAATTGCATACCTCCCTTGCCGAACTTCACCATTCCTGCGTTGTTGTTGCCAACGCCCATCAAGCCGATAGTGTTGCCAAAGTTACAATCACCAATGTAGCAATCATCGCCAATGCGCAATCCATTGTAAGCACCATTCAATGCGCTAGCTTCAATCTTAAGCTGACCTGTGAGCGTTCCACCTGTCAAAGGCAAGTACTTTGCGGCGATGGTATCCACCTGTGACTTCGTATAAGCATCAGTAATGCCATACCCACTTATCGTTGTCGGCTTGCTTGTGAGTTCTGAGAAGGCAAGGCTGTTCTTGATTGCAAACGAGCCGAAAGCACCCTTGTTGCAATAGGCGAGGTTTGAACTAGTGCCACTATATGCTCCGTTCCAGTAAGCTATGAAGCTCATGTCAGGAATGATGTTGCCATCGATCGATGCGTTAGTCCATCCCGAAGTGCCCACCGCAGAAAGGCTCTTCTTCGTGTAGCTCTTGGTGTAGGTGATGGCTGTTCCACTGGTGGATATGCCAGTCACGAACACATTGCTTCCACTTGGCTGAGTAACCGAGCGCAAGCCATCCGTAATGCCAAATCCCGACAAAGTGGTTGGCTTGTTGGTGATATAGCTCCACGCAAGGTTTCCTTGGAACGCCGTGAGTGCCTTGATGTGTGGAGCGATGAAGTAAGCATCGCCTTGGTTCGTAACGAAAGAAAGGCTTACACCTGCTCCTATAGTGTCATGGTCAGTATAAACCAATGCAGCCGATTGAACGCCACTTGCATCAGGGTTATCGCTAGTTGAGAAAACCAATTGCGGACCGCCATCGCCATAGGACAGCTTTCCAGCCGACTTGATGTAGTTTGCATCGTTGCCATAGGTAGTTCCATAAATCACCAAGCGATTCTGCTCTGCCTTGTAACTTGTGTTGACGGTGACACTAGCCTTTGACAACTTCAAGATGTTGTCTATCTTGGTGATTCCTGTCAAGGCTTGCTCGGCACTGCTGCCCTGCACCTGTGTCGTTCCCACATAATGAGTATGGTTAGACAAGCTGAAAGAACTACCCTTCGTCAAGGTCAAGGTATGCCCACTGATAGATGCGGTTGTTATCGCATTCCCAGAACCTGTTACGCTAACGGCATTCACACCGTCTGTGATACCATATCCGCTGAGACTTGTTGGCTTAGAGGTCAAACTTGCAAAAGTATGTGTATGCCCATTGAGCGAGAATGTAGAGCCTTTTGTGAAGGTGATGGTCTTTCCGCTCTTTGTAACGGCAGTAACGGCATTTCCACTTCCGCTAACTGCTATCGCATTCACGTAACCATCGAGCGATTGGTGTGCGGTAAGGTAGTTTCCCTTCGGTTGATACAAGCTGGCAGCGTCAGTCTTAGTAAGGTAGCTCGCAAGGCTCTGATGTGAAGTCAAGAACGTTGTTCCCTTTGTCACGATGATAGTCGTTCCGCTCTTACTGATGGCTGTCACTGCGTTTCCACTACCGCTAACACTAACGTCCATAGCCGAGCCTCCTTCTAGGCTAGAGATACGAGAATCAAGAGCCTTGATGGAGTAGGCAGAGGCAATCTCACTCAGCGATTCTGATGTAAGCTTCAAGGCATTTGAATAACTCTTCACACTGCCGTTCAATCCGCCACCACCGCCCGTGGTAGATGCTCCTGCTCCGTATGCCGTGATACCACCTGTGGTATAGAGATTGCCATCAATTTTGATAGCCTTGTTTTTGGAATCATACGTGAGCTTAATGCCATGGAAGGAGATTGTGCCCTCGAATGTAGCATCGCCCGATACGCCAAGTTTGGAGAATGGAGCGTTTGGCTTCAAAGACACAAGGTCAGCAACGCTCGTTCCTGCACTTCCTTCCTTCCAAGTCGGCTCGAAGAAGGTGAGGTATGCGCCAAGATTCTTCTCACTGATGATAAACGATGTAGGGTCTGCGTGAACCTTTCCGCTCACATCCCACCAGATAGCACCATTGGCAAGATAACCCGAGCCATCGAAGCGGATGAGGGAGGTTGCAGGGGTAAGATTTCCGCTATTATAGTCCTTATCCACCATCTGACCGCCCCACCATGTTGCGATACTCTTCTTTCCTCTATTCTTGTCTATTGCTCCGTTGATACCGCTCTGAACGTTTCCGTCTCCGTCTCTCAGCGCAAGGAGCGTTGTCATTACAAGACCACCGTCAACATATGTAGTCTGACCGAGCGCATCCTTGAGATACTTGTAACCTGCGAGGTCTGTGATATTCTGCTTCAAGTCACCATATATCTTGCTAGTGATATAGGCGTTTGCCAAACCCAGCTTGTCATAGAAGGCAGAATATGCGCTTTGGAAGTTGGTAAACTTCGTTCCGACAGCAGATACGATGGCAGCCTTGCCGGTAGTATCAGCCTTATTGTAATTTGTAGATATATCTGAGAGATACGTAACGAGTTCCGTCTTGGCAGTAGAGAGGGTAGTGAAAGCAGTATTAAGGTCGGTGAGTTCTTTTGTACTCTTTAACACCTCTGCTCCCTTCACTTCATTGTACGACTTCTCGGCAGCTGCGAAAGCATCTTCAAGTCGCTTGGAATCCTGCGCCATTGCAGCAATCTCAGAAGGCTCTAGGTAGCCATCTTTGACGTAGCTGTCGAACGTCTTTTTGTTTTCGGTAACAGTCGTTCCGAGGGCGTTCAAGTTGCTCTGTGTCGTCTTAATCTCTTCTTGCGCCTTCTCAGCAGCTTTCTTGGCTTCCTCTGCCTTCGTGTCATCGGTATACTTGCTAGCCAATTTCCAATCGGCAATATCGAACTTTTTGCCTTCTGCCTTGGCGGTGGAACACTTCAAGATTTCGTTCTTGTAAGTGCTACCATCGTTCGGATAGGTTGCGTTCACCCACATATCGTTCACATCGTATGGTGGAACTGGCTGAGAGCCGAAGATGCGTCTCTTGGTGTTGGCGGTAGCTTGCGCTCCATTAGCCTTCTTATCCGCAGCGGCTGCATCTTTGAGTGCTTGGCTTGAATCTTTGAGTGCCTTGGTCAGCTCCGTATCTGTGATGATAATCCACTCATAGGTAGAGCCATCCTTGGCAAAGCGGTATGCCTTGCCCGTCTTGTTGTCGTAGTAAAGGTCGCCAAGATGGGTTTCTTTATCCTCATCGGTCTTCCAACTGATGGCTGGAGCATTCTTCAAAGTAGGAACGCCGTCATAGAACCAAGTCTCAATAGCTCCGTCTATCTGGTTTTGAAGGTCGATAATCGTATGCGATTTCTTGATAATGGTCTCAACGGCATCCTTATCCAAACTCTTGTCTGCGATGTACTTATCCAAGGTCTTTCCATCGTAGGTGGACTTAATATCCAAGTCTCCCTTGATGGTTACTTTCTTCTTGTCGCTATCATACTTGACGTAGGAATCACCCTCGTAGTTATTGGCACTAGTAGGTCGGTCTCCGAAGTACATATCTCCGTAGACGTGGAAGAAAGCCTTGTTCGTGGAATGGTTCACGCCATAGTTCACATACTCCTTGTTATTAAAGGTGTAGCCGTCAACTCCGTGATAGAGCGTTATGCAAGGGGAATAGGTGTCAACGGCAGAGAATACCAAGCAACTTTGCCTTGCGTTGTCCGTTCTATTACCGCACTGATTCAGAATGTCATCAACCATAGGCTCATCGCTGGCTGCGTCCTTGTCGATGTCCGATAAATCCACATAATGATATTTCTTGCCATCTATCTCCACTGCCTCGGAAGACACACCGATGACTAGCCTCCAATAGTAATGGTTGCCTACGTTATGATACTTTCCTGCCGTAAGATTGAAGCTCTTGCTCCTTGCTTGGTCTCCAACCTTCCATTTATTCTCCACCTTTGAGCCATCTTGCTCACCAAGGAAGTAGCATCTGTAAGCCTTCTGACTAACACCATCATAGGTAATATTCACCTCCTCAACCTTCAATATTCGGTTACTGCCTACTGGGGTGATGAACAATTCACCACCCAATGTGTCTGTATGCAATATTTCCAAGGTCTCGAAGATTGCTTTCATTCTGACTTGTAGATAATCTGTGGTTAGATGGGTGTTATCTAGTTCGTCAAGAGTCCAATCCCCGTTCGCCCCGACCTTCATTCCCTTCAAGAACTTCTGGAGCTTTTCCCAAGTGATAGTGCCTTTTGCAATGTCATCGAACTGCTTAGATATAAAATTATCACTTCCGTACTTCGCAATGAGTTTTCTTAGCTGGGAAACGGAATATCCACCTCCGTTACCGCTACTTCCACCGCTCGCAATGATTGTCTGTACGTCTTCTTTGAGCTGCGTAATAGTACCCTTAATTACTTGATTGCCTATTGTAATCGACTGAATAAAGTCGTAATCAATATTAGTCGATAGCTTCAACACTCTTGTCGCAAGCTCATATCCGTGTCCGTCCTTATACGTTACACTCTGACCGATTTGTAGTTGAGGGTTATCTTCCAAGAATACATCAGAATATGATTTAACCTCATAGTTATTCAAATCAGAGAGTAATTGCACAATCTCCTCCTTTGCTTTCTCTAACAATCTATTTTGAGCATCCTCGTAATAGATAGTATCAGCCATTGCAATATTATAGAGTACCGTGATATTACACTTCAAAGAAGGCAATCTCTCTCCACGAGGAATAAGCATTTCTTCTTTGTTTGTTGGTATGATAACCTCATTATCCTCTTGATAAATAATTTCGTAATCACCAGCTAAAACAGAGAAATTATCCTTGCTAACATCGTCTGACGTGTGCGAGGATGATGCTTCTTTATGATAGGTAAGTTCAAATCCTACATATTCGCCGTTAGTGCCACGACCTGCAAGTGGAGTAGAAAGCGCACCCGTATTAAAGTTTGCTTCAAACGAGCAACCGATATTCTTTCCTTTGATAAGCAAATTATCGGTAACCTCAAAGTCATACCAATAATGAGTGACGCCATCATCAACTGTTGTATTGATAATTGTCTTTCCTTCTACTTTTTCTGTAGTAGGATAAGCCAATCTCATATACCATACAGTGAAGGTCTTATATCCCTTAATAGACCCATCAGCATTAGAGATAGGAATTTTATTATTTTTCTCATCAAGCACATACTTAACTCTCCCACGCACATTATATACATAGGTATTGAGTGAAGGGAAAATCTGAGAAAAATCAAGCACCTTCGTAAAGAGAGGTTCTTTCGTTTTATCCGCTCTAAGGTCAAGGGTTGAATACTTATCAATGGAGTAGGAGCATTCCTTACCATCAATAGTCATAGTACCATTGCCCTCATTTAATTGCAGACGAATATCGCCAGATGAAACATTCTCACCCTTGCTATTTACTTGAGTAATATTTCTTGTACCGCCGAAGATAGAGAAAGCGTTATAGTAGCCTTCTGTGCTATTAGTGATATTTGGAACACCTACATTCTTTCCAACCTCCAGAACAACAGGAATTGCGCCGACTAAGACCTTACCGATGTAGATAATTTCGTCATCATAGTCAATATGCCATTCGCAGTTATCTCCGATAGCATTTGTAATTGCTGTAAGTGCAGAAATAAAATCGTTATCGCTGAATGATACATTGACTGTATTTGCCGTTACATTTGAAAAGATAACTTTCCATCCGCATTCGCCAAACATTAAATCCTTGTTAAGGAAATTAGCTATCTTACCGCTAAGAACGGATGTTGTACCTACGAAAGACCATACATTTTGCTTTACCTCTACATTCTGTGAATTACGAGTATAGATAAAGAATGGGGTCTTCGATAGAATCATCTTCGGATGCTGGAATTGAGGAGTGTACTTCCAAGAGCATTCATCTGATTGAGTAGGCTCATACGATTCCAAGAGAAGGAACTTCCTTGTGACCTCTCTTACCTTATCAATCTTATATGTATAATAGATATATGCACCAGCAGGCAAAATAACCTTCTCAGCAGCAGAGAAAGACAGAGAAATGTAATCTGACTTAGACATTTCCTGTTCTCTCTTCGCTGCTGATGTTACTTCTGCTTGCATCAGCAATTTATCGTTAATATCAAATATCTTAATCATAACTTAATTCTATCATTCGGGTTATACTCCGTTAATTTGAGTACAAATTTACCTCTTTTTAGACCATAATCACCAAACTGCGAGCATTGCGTGTAAACAAGTTTGAAAACCCTCTTTAGGCGAGGAACTTTCAAGCAAAATTCACCTGAATAAGCAATCTTATCAAGGAAAGCCTCATATTTCTGTAAGTAATCTTCTTCTGAACTACCTTCAAGGAAGAAAGAAATACTTACGTCACGCTTATCCTTCTTTGCATACTTTGATGTAGCGATAACCGATTGTCCGTGCTCCAATCGGCTATCGTTGGTTACATAGCTTTTTACTGGGGCAGGGGTCAGCAGAGCTTCTCGCCAACCCCTTACCAATGTAATACCGAAAGTATCAAGGTCAACGTAAGCTGAATCTGCTTCATCAACCAATTTTATAAAAGCATCATTCTTCATAACTTAATACTTATCCTTCATTAATTTATACATACTTGCGATGTCCTCACGTATCAATATAATAGGTGCTGTATTCTTATTGATTGCTTCCAACTGCTCCAACCCTTGATACTGAATATCTCGCATTTCTGAGATATTATTATATATCTGCGAAGCATAGATGCACAAAGAAGATACATCTATAGCGATAGCCTTACGAACCTCGTTTCCTTGCTCTTGTGCAATCTGTACCGCATAACCGATGCCGATAAGGCTGCTTACTTGGTCTGCGGTGATAGCCTCAATACCCTTGCCCGTTGCTGTTTGTTCGGAAGATGATTGCCCAGTATATCCAGTTATCTTTGCGATTTCATCACGTCTTTTCAAACCCTCATCAACAATCTTCTGATACTGCGTTTGAAAATCCTCGACATCCTGAGAACTAAATTTTCCTTCTTTCTCATCAATTTTCTTTGCCCATTCTTCATAAAGATTCTTTAAATCCTTATTGATTAAGTCTTCCATAGAATAGGAGAGCAAAGCTTTTTGCATCATTTCAGCGAAATTATTAGTGAAATCCTGTGCTGATTTACTCATATCCATGAGATTGCTAATAAAGTTATCCTTCATACTATCAAAGGAAATCTGAGTAATAGACTCTCTCCATTTATCTGTTAGCTCATCAAGATTTCCAGCAAGGTCTGCATAGTCTTCAAGTTTATCAAGAACACTTTCACCATATGCAGAACGCCCCTTATGATGCTTACCTGTTCCTCTTATTTTATCAACTAAATCTTCATAGGAAAGCAGTTTTTTCATCTCCTCTGGTGTAAGAGAGGTTATATCACCATTAAAATCACTCTTCACATTCTGCCTAATTTTAGCCATCTGTTCATCGTTAAAGCCACTCCAATAACTACTCCATGAGTGGTGCGAACCATGATAACTCATCTGTTGCTTCGCAATCTCCATAACGTTATGATTGTAGGTTTTTTGCTGTTGCAAAGCATCTTTATAGGCATTTGTGGATTCTTTACCATAGGTGTTAGACATTGTATCTTTGAGCTTATCTATAGATTTTTGTAGACGTTCATTGGATTCTGTAAGCCGTCTTTGCGTTTCTGCAACTTCTTTTGCATTACCACTACCAATGCCGAAGACACTACCTAATGATTTAATAGCTCCTATACCATTAATAACTGCCCCAATATAATTACCAGTAGCAAAATCTGATGCAGCTTGTGAACCTTTATTGAATGCATCTGCTCCACTTTTAAGTTTCTGTCCAAGGTCTGAATCACCAAAACCAAGAACATCAATCAATTCGCTTGCTTCTTGTAGTTTTTTGGCGACATTACTCATACTTTCTGCCCACTCATTTGCAATCTCCTTGATAGATAACCTAGCTTTATCTTGTGTTACATTTGCATCCTCTTGTGCCTTCTTTACATCCTTTGTAGCCTTGCCGACTTTTACCTCAGAAACAGCGAGTTCATCAAAGAGTTTCTTTAATTTTTCGAGCTGTTCGTTGCTGAGATTCATCTTATTCTCATTAAAGAGTGCGCTCTTGTTCTGAGAGGTTATCTTATTTGTGCTTACAGATACACCCGTTTCAGCAAAGACTTTCTGTATAGCAATCCTCGTAGAGGACTGTCGTTCCTGGGCATTATATTGCTCAACTGTAGCTTTTCTTAATCGCTCTTGTGCGTCAGCAGCCTCTTGCAAGAGACGATTATATTCACGCACCTTCTCGTTAGACCATCCCCACTTGTCGGTCTGCTCTGAAATTGCATCATCAATCTTACCAATCTGTTCAGATACAACCTTCATATCATCAATATCAAGAGTACCCGAACCGAGAAGGTCTTTGAGCTTTTTTCTTAGGTCTTCGAGATAAGATTTGCTCAATCTTCCCATATCAGAGAAAACAGAATCCCAGTTGATAGAATCCTTGAAATCAGTAAAGTTGAGCTTCTTTAGCTGCTCTTCAAGGTCAGTTTTCAACTTTGCTTCCTCGAAAAGATTACCTTTTGCCCTTGCTTCTTTGATTTTCTCGTTATATTCCTCAACGATGGCGAGCTTCTGCTGTTCGAGGTTACCATACTCCTTCAGGTATTCACGATATGATTTTAATTCATCGGCATAAATCTCATTATTATATGATTCTACAGTCTTTTGCTCAATGATGGTATACTGCTCGGTAATCTTCTTAATATTCTTTGAATCAAGATGTTTCTTATCATCCCAAGTCTCAGCCTTACCACCCTTTGCCTTGATAACAGATTGCTGTGCGTCAAATTCAGCTTTCTGTCGGTCACGCTCAGCCTTGATAGCTGCATTCTTTCGCTCTTCAATCTGCTCAATTTCTTTGGATAGCTCTCTTTTGCGCTCGGCAATGACCTTTTCTTCGCCTTCTTTCATCGCCTTAATCTTTGCATCGGTTACCTCCTGTTCCAAAGATTGCCAAGCTTTTGCTCTCTCATAAGCATTCTTATAGATAACATCATCAAGCTTCCCCTCTGCTGAATTAATCTGCTTTTGCTGAGTAGCATCCTTCTTTGTATCCGATTTTGCTTTATTCGCTAGAGAACGTTTTGCTGCTTCCTCTTGTCTGATGAGCATTCTCTGTTCACTATTCTGTTGGATTTGCGTTCTAAGAACCTGTATTCTAAGTTCGCGCTCTGCGGCAATATCCTCCAAAGATTGAGTATGCAATTTAGTTTGCTTCTCATGTAACTTAACGAGCTGTTGCTGCTGCTTTATCTGAAAATCGTATTTCTGCCTAACAAGAGCCTTTGCCTCCTCAATGGCTGCGATTTTCTCCTTTCCTTGCAAGGTATATATCTTATTTTTTACCTCGGCAATTTTTCCTTCAAGTTTATATTGGGTCTTTGCGTTTTTTTTGATAGCAATCTGTGTCTCCTGAATCTTGCCTGCAAGGGAAGCCGCTTGCTTTGCCTTTGTAAATATTCCATTAAAAGCAGGCATCAACTTTTTTGATAAATCATCATTCGCAAAAGCATCATAAGCGGTCTTAACTGCGCCTATTGCACCTGATACACTCGTTTTGAATGCACCAACAACTGTTTCGCCAGCACCTTTAATTCCATCCCAAGTTTTTTTGAGACCAGCAGTAAAGGTGTCCCAATCCATATTTAATACACCTTTAATGGTAGTTCCAAGACCACCAATAAGGTTCACCGCTGCTTTAACTGCGGTTTTAAACGTCTTCACGAAGTTATTACCGAAGTCACGAAGAGGAGCGTTTGGCTTAGTGAAGCACTTGTACAAGTATTCTCCAAAGATAATCACAATATCTGTGATAGACTTAGCAAGAGAACCAAAGTAAGCCATCAGCTTTGTATAGACCTTCTGACCCTCTGCGGATTTAGTCATCCATGTATGCACCGCCTTGAAAGCAAGAGCGATTGCAGCAATTACCGCACCCACAGGTGTTGCACACATTCCCCATAGAGCCTTCGTTACAGACTTGATAGCGGTAAGAGACCCCGTTACGGGAATACCAAGAGCCTTGAAAGCTTCGCCGACCTTACCAATCTCACCTTGCAACTTACCATTGGCAGTCATTACATTGATGATACCGTCTTTAAAATCACTTAGACCAGACTTTGCTTGTGCGAACTCCTCACTAAAACGCTGACCGATGGAAGAACCGCTTACTTTTGCTTTCAGCTCATCAATAGGTTGAGTAATTTTATCTTTTATGCTCTGTCCGAAATCGGAAATCTTCTGCCATGAATCGGAAATCTGATTACGTAATCTACCGATAAAAGTTTCTTCGTTCTTCTCACGGATAGCCTCTTGCAAAACAGAAATATTATTCTTTGTCTTTTCTATCTCAGACTGTAGTTTCTGCAAGTCTTCTTTCTGCTTTTCTCCAAGTGGCTTTCCATCCATCTTAGAAGCTTCTGCTTCTAAATCTTGCAATTTCTGCTTACTCTCATCAAGCTTAGAAGTAAGTTCTGATAATGATGTGTCCTCAACGTTGATTTTAACAGTTGATGTTGCATCAGACTGAACGATGGTTGAACCGCCCTGAATCTTATTCGCAGCTTCGAGAAGAGCATTGTATTGCTGAAGGTCTGCATTAAGTCGCTGCTGTTCTGTTTGCCAATCATTGATTTTTGATTGAAGGGCATCAATATTTTCCTGTGCTTTCTCTATAAGCCTATTGTAGTAGTTAGCACCATTTCCTGTTTCGTTATCCGCAGCAGAAAGATTGTTCATAGCATTCTTATAGCTCTCAATCTTTGATTTCTGCACTTCTATTTTCTTCGTTGCTTCCTCGATATTTTTAGCAAAATCAGTTGCATCAAGCTTATTTTGAATATCTTCAATAGCCTTCTCATACAACTTCATATCTGCTTTCAGCTCCTTTGTGCTCTCGGATTGCATTCGTTCAATCTCAGCACGACCCGAAGCAACGGAAATATATTGCTGCAAAGCTTCTGTCAGATGTCTAGTTGCCTCTACGTTCTGATTTTCCGCTTCGGCATTCTGTGTTGCCGCCTCGGCATTTGCTACGTGAGCTGCTGCTTCTGCTGATGTGGCGGTTGCTGCCGTTGTAGCCGTAGCCCCTACAGCAATATTCGTTGCGGATTGAACACCATTTGCGCTTGTGCTTGCAACGGAGAAAGCACTTAATGCTTGGTACGCACCATTTACCTGAGAGATAGAGTTTCTTACACCATCATAAGATTCAACAAGCTCTTTTACATCACCTTTCGCCAATTCCAAAGAATGCTTTTGAGCATCAATTTGCTTGGTAAGCGAACCGAATGCCTCTGAGCCTTTTTCAGTCTTAGCTAACTGCTCGTTAAGTTTACCGATAGTACCTTCAATGGTTTCTACTCGTTTATTGGCGGTATCAATCATTTCAGGTACTAACTGAATCCCCTTCGTAGCTTCATCCATAGCAGATTTAAGAACCTGCATAGCCTTGGTGGTCTTTGTTGCAAGGTCTTCATCGGATTGCGCCACATCGTTAAGTGCCTTATTCATTCTCTGAGATAAGGCTTCTGTATCAACGCCGACACGATTCAATCCATCACAGAGCTTGTCAAGTGATGCTTGAATATCGGAAATATCCATCTGTCCGCTGATTCCAAGTATTTCATCTGCTGCTGCCATATTGTTTGCTTATTTATGTGATTATTACATCAAGCCCATAAAGAAATCATTAGCAGAGATTGGCTCATCTATCTTATGATACTCTTTTTGCGGCTTCTTTTGCTGTCTGCTGCCTTTTTTCGGTTCTTCCTTGGTATTTGTATTAAAGGACGGAATCGAGCGGTTAAGCAGAATAATATTAATGTATGAGCGATTAAATACGACCTCCTCGTAACTCATACGAAAGTACTTCATTACTTGTCCGATTGTTGCCCACGGGGAGTCGTTTTCGGCTCCGTCATTATCTTCGTCTGAGTCAGGAAAATTATAGAGGTTAAGAAAAAATTTGCATTAAACGAACCGCTGATAAACTTCACAAGCTCATTGAATGCCATAATACCAAGGTGCTTGCGTATATATCGCCCCCATACCTTGCGTGCCCACTTCTTGCGAAAGGCACACACTATAAAAATCTCACTCATTAAACGAGCTGTCTCAGAGTGCTCAAACAAAAGAGGGATTATATTAACTTTATCGCCTTCCTTCCATGTAGGTTCTTTGATAGAGCTACCGAATACACCCATTTCGTAAATCTGCATAAAAGTAAGCGGCTTCACTCTAAAGCGAAACTTACCAACCTTAATCTTTACAGATGCCTCGGAAAGCGTTTTTGCTACCTTTTCCTTATCTGATGTTTTCATATCAAAATATGTTTTATAACATAAAAAGCGGTGCGGCTTGGGAAAGTTCCCTTACCTCACCGCCTTTTGAAGTTTAATTTTAAATCATATAAAAGATAAAAGCTTTACTTACTTCGCAATAGCCGCAGCACTAATATCCTTTGTGAGGATATTGCGATGACCGCTCTTCTTGTCACCCTTTGCATCGAATACCGCCATCTGACGGAACTCAATGTTAAGATTAGGAAGTCCACTCTTACCGATAGAACCACTGCGAGTGATTGTAAGTTTCATCTTAGACCACTGGAAGGTACGAGAAGGAATATCATCCAAATCTTTTGTTACAATCTGTACAGCCTTGTAAATCTCGGTTTCTTGCGGAAGCTCATTCAACCAAGCATCCTTACCACCAGTACCAGAATCCTTTGTGTAACCAAGAAGCTTCGTAAAGTTTTCTTCTGAGAAATCGTATGTCTGCAAGGTAAAGCCCTTTGTTGCTGCTGATGTGGTCAGCACTGCGTAAGGGTCTTCTGAATCCTCAACCTCTACATCCGATGTCTGTGCTGCCTGGTCGTTAAAACTCAAGCTACCAGAAACGACAGCCTTAATTTTGTCGCTCCATGTTGTTGGGTAGCCGCCATTTTCGACACAATCGGCAAAACTGAAGCTTTCCAAGCCATATACACCATTCTTTGCCATAGTTTTATTCTTTTAAATTATTATACGTTACATTAAATTTCATATTGATGTAATAAGTGTTATCACTATCACGAGTAGGGCGAGAGATAGAATAGAAATCGAAGTAACAGCCACCGAGGTAAGTACCGTCACCAAACAGAGAAAGAATCTTCTCCGAGTAATCAGAGAGCTTCTTTATGTTAGGTAGATTTGATAAGGTCTTAGGGCAATGAATATTCAAATTCACTACACCCTCATTAATAGCATCACTATACACAAAGGGAAGATGATTGATTGCGATATAATCACAAACCGCCAACTTCTCGGGTATCTCATATTTAAAGATACGACCTTTCTTTATGCCTATTCTCTCAACATTATCATTGAGATACTTAAATAATGCCGTAACGGCTGTATCACCGAGTATCATATCTAACTATCGCTTTTAATCATTTCAGCTACTTCTTCAAAAATCTTCTTCATTTCGTCACGAAGGAAATACTTTGTAAGGTGTAAGACATTGTAGCCTTTATCTTCTACGTATTTACCATAGTTCATACCAGCAACAATAACGAGAGAGTACCCTTTGGGTGCTACTACACCTTCTTTCAGTGCATACTCACTGAGTGCAGCACTTACGCCCTCCTGTCCTTCTTCCGCTTCTTCTGCCTTTGGAATCTTACCAACTGCCGAGGTAATGAGTTGCCCATCAAGGTAGAGAGCGAAAGAAATTGAGTTCTTCAAATTTGCAGTTCGGTCTTGATAACCTTTGTTTTCTTTAGAGTAGGTGACCGCTTCTTCGGCAAGTTGCATCAAACGCATATTAAGATAACTGATAATCTGCTGCCTCTTTTCGTTCAGCCTTTTCTGTAAGGCTTCACGACCTTTGATTTGTAATTCAACCTTTGCCATATTGCCGCCTATTAGAGCCAAATTCTAAGATAGCGTTTCTTTAAGGTTACGAAGCCTTTAACCTCCATTTCCTTATCAATCGTGCCATCTTTCTTGGTTATCCAAACCTTTTCGCCTTCCTTCGGTATGAGAGGGTATTTTGCTTTTGAGAGAGGAGCATAGATTTCGTGTGAATACACGTACTGCTGCCCGTCTGCCAGAGTGATAATCTTCGCCTGCGAATTAGGCAAAATAACGCACTTTCCAAAGGTTTGCCATTCTTCTTCTGGTTGTTCGATAGGATTTCCGTCCTCATCAAAGCCATCTTGTGGAGCACCTTTTACTTTAAGTATATCGTCAAAGTTCATACGCTATCTATTTGATTACCATACCTTCACACTCTGAACCCAATAATCATCAGAAGTACTATCAATAACAAGGTCAGCATCCAATCCAGCATCCTTCGCAATAGATTTAATCATTTTATCAATGAGATTCTTGTCGTTCTTGTAACTCTGAGAGATACCGCCAACATTCTCACTTGATAATGGATTCATCTTGTAGAGGATACGCATAGCCGCATAGGCTACGGGTTTCTTTACCGCTACAGAGTATTCATCAGCCACGGATGCCGTGATGCTAAACTTATCAGCAGCATCAATAAACATCTTCTCCAAAGTCTCATCAGAGGTAGAGAAAGGCTGAATCTCGCTTGCTATGGCTTCTGAAATTGTCATGCTAATCTTGTTATCTTATGAAGTTTCACTTATTAAATCAATATATCCATAACTGAGGGTCAGTGCATTAAGCACCAACCTTCAAGATAAAGAAGTCTTCGATACCATCGAATACTGGTTGCATCCACATTTCGTTGGTAAGATGATAACCCTTCTTATCTCTCCAATAACCGATAAGGTTGTTATCGTATGTAGAGTAAGAAACACCATCAACTGGGTCAATAGCCTCCAAGCACTCTGCGCACTTAGGTACAGCCACCTTATCGGCACACATCGCAACAACTCGGTTATCTGGGATAAGGTTAAAGACTGTCTTGTCAGGCAGCTCAACAAACTTATCTTCATCAATCTGAATTGTTGGCAAGAGGATAGAGCGCAGATAGATATTCATCTGGTCAACGCTAATCATCGGTGCAGTAGGACTGATGGTAATCTGACCGAGGTTCAAGCGGAAGGTGTCCTTAATCTCCTTTGCCTTACACATTGCGAAGAATGTGTTCTCAGACATACGAAGACGCAGAATCTTACGACCCTTTTTGCGAGCCTCGTCCTTCAACTTCTTAATATCCTCAATAGGAGTTGCGTTCTCCATTCCCCAATTTGTGGTAGCAGAAAGCTGCTTAACACCCAAATTAAAGGTATAAGATACGTTAGCCTTAGAGTTATTGGTACGTGATACAGTCTGAGTACCCTTGAACAATCCCTCGAAGTACAACATATCAATACGCTTATGAGGAGAGATAACCGCCAACTCAAAAGGTTTGAATGAGTACTTGATAAGTTCATCGTACTTAGCATTGAGCTGTGACTGTGTATAACCGCCACGTCCCGACATATCATTAAACTTACCCTCCAAGAGGTGCATCTGTTCGAGGTAATCGTTATCAAGCTCCCACTCATCGGCGATACGACCGATAGAGCCAGTAAGCTGACCCCAATCAGGCATAGTATGCAATGGACGCTCTGCGTTCTTAGCGACAACAGAACCAACCATAGCAGCAGCATAGGTAGCCATATTTGCCTGATATACCTTTGCAGCACAATACTCAACAGGCTTCAACTCGTTCTTCCACTCAGCCTTGTAGGTGGAAGTCTTCATGTATTCGTCAATGTAGGTCTGAAAAGACTTTGGGTCTTGCAGATTCTTCAAAATACTATTCATAATCTATAATCTCCACTTTTAAAGGTTACTGAATCTTAAACAAAGCGATACCATTTGCTCTGATACCTTCCTTAATCTCATCATTGATAGGATAAGGGAGTGAATCTTCCTCTACCTCCATTACCTGTAAGGTAGGAGTAGCTGCGATAGAAGACTCTTGGTCTCTTACATCGAGAGTATCATATGAGAAGCCAAGAAGTACGTCCTTGGTCTTATCGTAATCCGATACAATCGCATTTGCGGCAACTTCGTTAGCGAGTTCTGATACAGTTAATGTATCTACACCATCGGAAGAAGTAATTGCCGAAATGGTCGCACCAGCAATCTTATCATTAACCTGGAATAAAGAACCACTAGCAATCTTTAAGGTTGTAGCAGCCTTGGCTGCTTTTTCTGTGACCTTTGCAGTCTTTACAACCTGTGCCTTACCACCAGTTACAAGTCTGAGAACTGTACCCTTCGCTACAAACTTTAAAGTAGCTGGAAGGTTGGTGCGGTCGAGGTCATAACCACCTTGTCGGCGAAGGCACTGCTCTTCAAGCCAAAGTGCTTCCTTGATATCCTCTGGCTTGGTTCTATGCAAAAAATAGCCTCTGTTTGACATAATTTTCTTCTTTTAAAGAGTTTAACATAATTCATTGATAATGCCTTACTCCTTTGGAGCATTACGCTCCGAGAAGCCTTGCATTTTTGTAATGAAATCATTCTGCTCGTCTTCGGGAGAGGTTGCCTTGGGTGCTTCAACAAAATTGCCGTTTGCTACAAGTGACTGCTTCAATGCTGTCCAATCATCGGCACATTGCTGTGCGAGAGTTTCAAGATTCTCTTCCTTGTCGAGCTGATAACGTGAACGGAACTGCTGCGGAACGTCCTTCAATTTTTCGCTCTTACCGAAAAGGTCATCAAGACGTGCTCTTTCTTCCTTTTCCTTGTATGGGGCAATGGCGGCGGCTACAGCTTCGCTAACTGCTTTCTGGGTACTTTTGGTAGCCTCGGCAATCATCTGCTGAACCTGCTCTTGCGTAAGCCCTGTTGGAGGTACTGGAGGAGTAGGAGGAACTGGTGGAGTAGGCTTATGGTTAGGGTCGTTAGGGTCAATCCATCCATCGAATTTCTTCGTTGTTTCACTGACCGCACGATTGAATGATGATTGCATCATACCAACATAAGGTTCAACTGCCGAGATAGCACTCGTTACATCCTCGTCCTTTGACTCATCTGTTAGACCACGACTTGCAACAATCAGGTCAACCAGCTTTGAAAGTTCATCCTTCTTCAAACCATACTTTGCAAATGATGTTTTGGCAGAAGCAAGCACTTTTTCTTTTATTGTCATAGTAATTCTGTTTTAAACGTTAATAAATAAATAATTTCTGATTGCAAAATTACTATTTCTATTAGTAAAATAATAATAAATAATAGAAGCTGTGTAAACAAATGCTATTTTTGGCGATTTTCTTGCGGTCTAAGCGGTTTTCTTTTAATTTATGTATAGTTATTAAGAAACAAAAATAAAAGGCAAGATAGCCAATATTATTGGTTACTTTGCCTTGCGTTGTATCATATCTATCTTTGCCTTAACCTTCTTCGGATTCCTAGCATCGTGATTACTCAATCTTACCACATGATACCCGAGCCGCCATATACCCGAAGAGCGGTTACCATCCTTGCGCTTTTGGTCTTTGGTAAAATGGTAGCCACCATCGAGTTCTACTATAGTTTTTATCTCGGGCAGATATATATCAGCGAAGTATAGCTTTCTGCCCGTGACTATCGGTTGCTGTGGTATCACCTTATATCCTAATAGAGTGCAGATTTTCGCCGCAGCCTTCTCCGCATCGGTTGTATGTGAAAGGAGGTCGCAGCGAATCTGATATATGAGTTTCTTGGATAGCATTATTTATAATACTTTTTAAAATTTTCTTCATTTGCGAAGTATTTTCCTGTAGTAGATGTTACTTCTTGCTTGAATTTTTTAACGCCATTAGCTAGTTTATTAAACTTATCTTTTGGCATAGCACTCTTAATAATAGATACGAATGCTTCGTGCGCTTTATCTGTTACATTCGGCTTTAATATGGCATTAAAAATGCTTCTATCATCGCTGAAATTTATATTTCCAGAGATTTTTTCTCCATGATTTATCGCACTCATAATTTTCGTTACATCGTACGTTGCATTTTTGAGGAGTTGATGCAAATCTTGTTTATCATATTCACTCAAATTGCTTATAGCACTATTTGGCGAGTTTGTCTTCAAGACTATATTTTCATTTGTCCCTCCCCCGATTGCGCTCTGCGCAAAGGTTCTGCTTGCGGCAGCATTTGCGCTGCTCACGGTTCTTGTACCGCCACTTGCCTTACTCATAATCTTTATATTTTTAAATGTTAAACTTATTTTTTCGATGCAAAGATACTATTTATATACCAGATATTGAGTACCTTTGAAACTTCCCGTCTAAACTATTTACCCATCTTCTCCGCTCTTTTTCTTTCCAATCTTTAAAGATGCTTGATATGTCGCTTCTTCTTTTGCTCTCGCTGCGCAGGTGTTAGCATAAAGTAAGCCTGCGTCTTAGTCATTACCTTAATGATAACGTCTTGCACCTTCGAGTATTTCATTTGCTCTTCTTTATCATATCTATCTCATCCTGTAGATAGAAGATTGCTTTGCTCAAATCCTGCACTCTCTGTTCACGCTCGGAAAGATTCATTTCCTTCTTTCCTTTGCGTAAGAGATACTTTACTGCCGAGCCGCAGTTGAAATCAAGGTGTCGGCAAATATCAATCGGCTCTATGCCGCAGAGTTCCTTTAGCCAAGCGTAATGGTTAGGGTGATTAACCATTTCTTCCTTTTCCTCTGTGACAATAGTACCATTTTTTGCAATCTCTTCAAACTGAATTGGAATATTCTTTCTATATACAAGATTGTATTCGTCTGGTATAATATTGCATTCTACAATACATCTACCTACCTTGATAACTTTCAATCTGAGAGGGCAAATATTGGCTAGCGAATATCTTTCTTCTCCGATGTTATAAACGTAAACTTCTAGTCTATCATTTACATGGACTACCATACTAGGCTCTATTGGTAAGGTAAATACCAACCCTTCACGTATCTTCATTGATTCTATCATAATTCTTACTTTTTAAAAAGTTTATCAACTGCTGATTCCTGTAATTACGGATGCATACATCTTACAACCCTTGCTTCTGTATTATTTTTCTTCTGATACCTACAAAGATTGCATTCAATAGCACCGACTTTATTTAGAGCGTGCGTATATCGCCCACATTCACCGAAAGGGCAATCTGTTGCATATTCAATACCGCCGTGAATAAACTCACGTACCTCATACTTAACTGCCGTATTCGGCTTCTTTTCTTTCTTTTGGTATAACATATTATCTTATCTCAATTTTGATTTTATAAATCGGCTTCTGCTTCAAGTTTTCCGTGCCATCAAGCAAAAGATGAGCGATAATATCATCTACGGATTCGCTGATAGCTCTCTTCGTATATTCGTGATAATCGCCATTTTCTTTTTCTTCATAGACGTTTACAAAGCCAGAGCTACTATCTGTGACAATAACCCCATTATCGGCGAACTCTAGCTTAAAATTAAGTTTTTCCATATAATTATTTTTTTTGTTCCATGAAATGTTTTTGTTGTATTAACATCATTCTTGTAATCAGATTCTGCATCTTTTCGATGATATATTTCGGGGTTTCCGAAGTTCTGATAAAGAAAGGATGCTTTCCTCTCTTATGCTTATTGAAGAACAATGTATCATCTTTACCCTCTATCTTTACAGCAATCATGTACTGACCGATGAAGAGGTGGGCACTTCCCTCTTTTCTCTTTCGAGGTGTGGTGTACTTAATGCCGTTCTCATCTAAGAAAGACATCAGCTTCTTTAATTTCGTTTCATTTTTCATCTTGCATATCTCCTATAGTTTAGTTATCGCTTAACATTTTCTCAACTTCATCATCGTATTCGTTTCTCTTGCACCAAGTAGTTAGGTCAAAGATTACTTCCGCATCCTTTCTAAAGCTCTTGTATAAGCTCAGATAGTTTTTCTTTGTTTGTGCGTTAGCCTTTCTCGCCTCGTGGAAAAAGGCAAAGTAATTCTTAAAATATTCCGAATGTATTGTGATAACATCGGCATCTTCGCATTTTTGCATCATAAACAGCGTTGCTTCTACCATAACGACTGCCTTTGAAGCGCAATAGATGTGATACTTTTCTTTTGCTACAACTTCTCCGTTCCTTATGATGATAACTGAAAATTTTCCTGTTGCGAACTTATCTTCATAATCACAACTTACGTAGCACTCATATCCAACAAGTTCTTTTGCTGGTGTGAGGTAAGTATCGAGCCAATTTTTCTTTTTCTCCATTTTGTATCTCCTGTGTTATTATATAATCGGGTGGGGGCGTATGTGCGCCCGTTAGTTAATTATTTCTTGGGGCTGTCGCCCCTATAAGGGAATAAATTAAATTAAAGCCCTCATCCCTTATTTTATTATTTTTGATTTTACATAAACTACATTTTTGCCTCCTTTCTTTTCATACCATGACGAGATATTGATATAGCATCGTCCATCTGCATACGATAAATATTCGATTCAATGGAAAATGCACTTCTATTTTTTGCGCTTATCACTATTATAGAACCTTCAAAATCCGTAATAGCCATATTATTGGTACATACCTTTGCATCGCACCTTACTTCCTTGATTCTTGTGCGCTTATTGATGATACCCTTGTTTACAAGCTGATTTGTAACTTTGAACGCTTGGTACATCGTACCATAGATAACATCCTTGATTCTGTCATAAGATAAACCTTTGTTATCACTAAACTTCTTCCTCAACATACGACTTTCACGTTTGAGAGCCTTGCGAATAGTCTTCGCATTTCTCCCATTCGTCCCCTTATTGTGCGTATTGATTACGTCTTCTTGCATTCTAACTTGGTTCTCCATGACAATCCTTCTCAAAAGGTTTTTGAGGGCAGGAAATGTCATCTTCGTCAAATCATTCTTGCGAAGCTTATAACTATATCCATTATTTGAATGTATGCTACGTGCAATGAATCTCTTCTTCCCATTTTTCTCTTCAAAACGGAAATACCCTATCTTGCAACCATATTCAAGCAGTCTCTTCAATTTATTATTGTCAATATGCAATAATTTAGCGCAATGATTATATGATACAAGATTAAGGTCTGATGAGCGGAATAAGAGCTTTATTTTAAGAAGCAAGCAGAAGGCATCTAAGCGATTCTTGTCGCTCAGAGCAAACTTAGCTTCTTGTATTCCTATTCTTATTCTTTTCATCATTATATATATATTAATGTAAAAACCAAACAGATGAAAGGTGCTATCTATCATTCTGCTTGGTTTGTATATCGAACCCTTTCACTTGTGTTGATTGGGCATATATGATTCTTTTCTTTGCTTGGAAAATAGCACTTTCCTTTTTATGCCGCAAAATTATAAAGAAAATCTGAGATATTCGCTTAAAATCTATTAAAAAACTAATAGTTAGTATTAATAAACTAAAAATAGCTATTAGAAAATTTGGCAGTCTGAGATAAAGTTATTAATTTTGCGGTATCAAAGTTAATAAAATAGCTTTTGATACATATAATTAATGTAGATATTATTAATAAATTAAAAATAGGAGATACGAAAAATGAAAAAAGAAAAAGACATGATGAATCCATGTAATTGGAGAACCGAAGATGTAAAAGATGCGGTACAAGCAGCAATGCTCGCCGCTAGTGGAATTATCTTAGCGTATGCTGTTATCTGGCTCGCTTACTAAAAAAGGAGGTAATATGGAGATAGTAACAACATTAGTTAAGTTCCGTTGTCGCAAGGATGAAATGATGGAGCAATCAAAGAATGCTCAGATTTTTCTCTTTGAAGGCAAAGAAGGTAAGACTAAGGTATTCGTGCCTAAGTCTAAACTGATTATCAAGGATGATGCTTTAGATAGCAACTATAATCTTTGCATCATACCTAAATGGGTATTTCTTAGCACAAAGAACCTTTCGCAGAATGTTGAGTTGGTAGGAGAAACGCAACACATGGAGGTTCTCAATGATATTGAAGATTAATAGTATATATAGTAATAATTATTTTGTTTAATGTATTAAAAATAGGAGATACAACAATGAACACAATGGCAACGAATTTGATGGCACAGCCAAGAGTAAATGAAGTAGCGGTTGCAAAGCAGCCAGAGTTAAAGAGCGCAGACGAACGTCAGTTTTTGGATTTTGACGTAAGTAAGTGTCAGATACTTACCTTGGAGCAGCTTGAAAGAACTGAACGTGAGAACGATGCTTACGGCAAACCTCTCAAAGGTATCTATCATCACGAACTGATACATCGTGTAATGGATATGTGTAAGAGCTATGGTTATGAGCCAGAGATTTATGATTTATTTGCTTCAAACAACAAGGATAAGAAAAATCCTGGTGTAAGCATCTTGCCACAGAAAGAAGCTCAATTCGGCGATAGAGCGGTAGAGGCTCATATTTTACGAAGAGTTTACTGTAATATCCGTCTCAGAGATTTCGATAAAGGGGAAGGCAAGAATGAGGTCACAACCAATATGGCGGTATCATTCCATCAAAGAGGAATACAGCTCGGAATTGGACGTAATTGTGTTATCTGTCATAATACATGTATGCTTTCACCAGAGCAGTATGCGGCTACCTATTCAGATACAAATAGCAACCGAAAGTCATATACACTTGAAGAGTTGCTCTTAAAGGCTGATGAGTGGCTACAGAACCTTCGAGGTATTGTTGCTTCCGATGATGAAAAAATCGAAGCAATGAAGGCAAGAGAGATTAGTGCGCAGGAAATGTTTACTATAATAGGTATGCTTACTGCTCTACGTGTTTCATCTGAGACTAAATATAAAGAAATACGTAACTTGCAAACTATACCTCTGAATCAAGCTCAGATAGGTCGTCTTACCGAGAAGATGATGCTTACCTATCACGAGCAAAATAAGGTGACAGTGTGGGATTTTTACAATGCCGCTACGGATATGTATAAACCGCACTTATTAGACCAGCCAATGATTCTTTCACAGAATATGGCAATGGTTAGTTTCATTAATCAGAATTTAATATAAGAGTAGGGCGAAAGCCCTCTCTTTAAAGAAAGGATTAAAAATATGGAAGAGATTTGGAAAGATATACCTGAATGGGAAGGATTTTATCAGGCATCGACTTTTGGAAGAGTTCGTTCTGTAGATAGGGTTCTTATGAAACAAAATAGTCATGGCTTTCTTTCGCCAAAAAAATACAAAGGGAAAATAATTTCCCCAAATACAAATAATCGTGGTTATCTGTATCTTTGCTTATGCAAAGACAATAATCATCATTGGTTTGCCAAGGTTCACCGACTGATTGCAATGACATTTTTACCAAACCCAAATCATCTTTCAGATGTGAATCATAAAGACGGAGATAAACTGAATAATAAAGTCGATAATTTGGAATGGTGCTCTCATTCTGAAAATCAAAAGCATGCGTTGCGTACGGGTCTTAATATAAAGCCTTATGCGGCTGGAAGATATAAAAAAGCTATACTACAAATTGACCCGATTACAAAAAATGTTATTGCTGAGTTCGATAGTATTACGGCTGCTACTTTATATTTCGGTAAAACCAATATAACAAATATTGGTAACGTGTTGAATGGTAGACACAAAATTGCCTATGGATTCGAATGGAAATACAAATAGCAATGAGTAGCTTCATTCAGAATAAGTTGATTTAAAATATAACTACATAAGATTGAATATTGAAGTCATAAGAAAGTCGATAATAAGAGCCATAAAGCCGCCGTGAGGTGTCGGCTCTTTCTCTTAGAAGAATTATTTTATTCAGATAAATCTTGCCGTGAGGTAAGTTTTAAGACGTTATTTTTGAAAATTTCATCTTTTTGCCCTACAGCGGTAGGGCATTTATATCCCGAGAAAAACCAATCGCACGGTGTGCGTGAGCTGTAGAATAGTGGTTCCGACTTCTTTTAGTTAGAATAGATGTATGTATTATTTTCCATGCTTTTAAAGTATATGCGAAGATACTCCGTAATAAGCAGCTCTTAATAAGCGGAGGTTGGCGAGGGTTCGATTCCCTCTCTTGGGGCTATGTTTTTTAAATATATATAATATGACAGATTTTAACGGAAAATTGAACTTGCTGAAGCTCAAAAGAGCTGGCATAATGCAAATCCAAGGTCGAACTGGAGTACTTCGTTGTTTGGTTATTCCTGTTGAAGATAATAATATCTTCGTTACCACAGATGAAAATAATCATCCGAAGGCTGCTTATATCGACCTTACTGCTTGGGAGCTAAAGAACCCTAAGTATGACGAGACCCACATGATTAAGCAGTCGCTGCCTAAGGAGGTTCGTGAGAAAATGACAGATGAGGAGAAAAAGGCGATACCTATCCTTGGTGGTTTAAAGCCTGTAATTTTTGAAAGTCAGAATGCGGCTTCTTCTTGCGCTGCACCTATTGCACAAACGCAGAATTCGGATGATTTACCATTCTGAGCAAGAACTCTCTTAGAGAATGGTTTTAAATTAGTTTTAGATTATTAGAAATATGAGAAGTAGAACGAGTAATTGGTTTGAGGTAGGAATCCGCTATCAAAAGACCCAAGAAGATGGTTCAGAGAAATTTGTGACCGAAAAGTATGCGATTGATGCCTTATCCTTCACGGAAGGTGAGAGCGCAATCACAGAGGAAATGGCTGCTTATATTAGCGGCGAGTTTAAGGTTAAGTCAATGCAAGAGGCTTCGTACAGAGAGGTGTTCTTTTCTGATAAGGATGATGATGATTACTGGTATAAAGCCAAGTTACAATTCATCCTCATTGATGAAAAGTCTAATAAGGAGAAGCGTAGCAATGTGACTTACCTCGTACAAGCAAAGTCTATGCACCGAGCAATAAGTAACATTGATGAGGTGATGGGGAAGACACTTATCGACTATGATATTGTGGGACTTAATAAAACGACAATCACAGATATCTTTGAGCATGATTTGGAAAAGCATCAAGGGCTTTGAGCAAAGTTATGATATATCAGATACAGGATTAGTTCGTTCTAAGGTAAATAATAAAGGAAAGTTAAGATATTTAATAAAGAAAACTCATGTAAATAATAACGGTTACGAGGTTGTTCCTCTTAGTCATAAAGGGAAACGTAAACTTTTGGCAGTACATCGTATTGTTGCATTAGCTTTCATTCCTAACCCAGAGAATTATCCGCAGATTAATCATAAAAATGAGAATAAACTTGATAATACGGTTGCTAACTTAGAATGGTGTACTTCTAAATATAACTGTCAATATGGAAGTAGAACAGAAAGAATGCGAATGAAAAGACGAAAAGATAAGCGTTCTTTTAATGTAGAGCAAATCGATAAAGAAGGAAATGTTGTTAATACTTTCTTTTCTATGAAAGAGGCTCAAAGAATTACAGGTATAAGAGAAAGTGGTATCTCAAAGTGTGTAAATGGAATAATATTATCAAGTGGAGGATTTTATTGGAGAAGAATAAATAATAAAATAAAAAAGTAAGATTATGGCAAGACCTAAGAAAAATGGTGTAGAACAGCCTTTGAATTTAGATGGCAATAATATGCCTATGGAGAATGAGAACGCTCCGCAGAACCAAGAAAATACGGCTCAGCAGCAAAGTGAGGAGCAAGTTAAGGAACACGAGGAAAAAGACGAACTCCCTTTTGGGATTGAGGATGGAGTTCCTTCCCCTATTGATAATGATAGTAATTCATTTGTTATCTATGCTCCAAATGATATTGAAACTCGTAAGGGGCGAATGGAGGTGGTATCGGGCATTACTCTTAAAGAGGGTTATCGTGGATTGATTGTTCCAATTACATTTAACGCTCTTCATGGTTTGCCTACGGAGTCAGATTATCGCCTACAGCACTCCGATGTGATTTCTACGCATGTAGGGGAGAAGGAGATGGTAAGACTTGTACTCTCCATCAATGATGAAACAATGATACAAGAGCAGACGAACTTCGGTTCACGCTCTCGCTACCTTATCATTCCGAAGGGCTCTCCGCTTGCCGTTCTTTTGATTTTTAAGCTGTGAAATATTTAATTGCGGATGGAGGTCTATTCTATAGTATCTCCTTCCGCTCTATCAAGTAAACTATGACAGAAGTTGAACGTAAAATGCGCAGAAGTAAATACGGCAAGACCTACTATCAAAAGCATCGTGAAGCTTGCATCGAAAGAGCCAAAGCTTGGTACAATGCTCATAAAGAGTATCGTAGGCTGTATATGCTTGCGTATAATGGTAAATAGTATTTTTATATGGATGAGTTGGATAAAATTAAAGAGTTAAATACTCAATATAAGCTTTTACGTAATAACGGGATGGTGGTAAAAGTAGACCTCGTAACCAATGTGGGAACTTATGTAGTTAAGAACCCTAACATTATTAGCAAGGTGCTTGACTTACTTATCCGTGAATCGCAGAAGCAGATAGAAAGTGAGGTGAATACATGATAGGATTGAATGATAGACCAACAAGAGCAAAAAGGGTTGTTGTGGTTCAGTTAAAAGACAAAAAGCCTGAACCTTTCCTTACTTGCCCAGAGATTTATTTAAAGTACGATAAAGAGAAGATTGGCATCTGTCTTAATGCTCTATGGAATGCTCTTGCTAAAGATGGTTGCTACGAGAATAAGAAATGCAAAATCTCTTATCAGAGTATCGAACAATTAAAAACATTGGCATGGGAGTAGGTAATAAAGGGTGTTGTGTACTAAAATATCCTCATTCTATAGATGATGGATTATTAGCTCTGTACGCACAGGGGCTTACCATACCCGAAATTAGTAAAAAGGTAGGTATACCTTATGAAACAGTACGGCGGCGACTAAAAGGAAATGGAGTTAAACCTGCATCACCACGATTTATCGCTAAGTATGGTGAAATCCGTTATTTAGGGCGTTTCCGCTACTGGAGCGAGGAGGAGGAACAGAGATTTATTAGATTATTTCCCTTTCGTACAAATAAAGAAATTGCTAAAATCTTCTGTTGTAATATCAGAACAGTTAAGAATAAGGCTATGTCTCTTGGGTTAAGAAAAGATGCCGTATGGTTGCATGAGTATAGATTATCTTCCATGAAGATTGCTGCCATTATATCCAAATCAAGCTCTAAGAAGTTTAGGTTTAAGGAAGGGAATAAATTCGGGCATAAGTTTAAGAAAGGGTTTAAGTACGATAAAGAATTTTGGGAGAAATATAGAAGAGGTGAGGTTTCTTTGCCTTGATTACATTTTCTCGGAATATAAAATGAATAAACTATGAAATTTAATAAGGACTTACCAGCACATTTGCAAGTAAAGACAATTATGCAAAACTTCGATAAGAAGCAGGCTGAATGCGATGCTCTCAAAAAGGAGAACGAAGAATTGAAAAAGAAGTTAGAGCAAAAGGATATTCTGTATCGTAATATGCTCAATCGCTTTAGTAATATGAGTAGTCAAACAAATATTGACTATAAGGAAAGATACGAACAGCTCAAAGCTGAAAAGGCTGAGAGCGGTATGAGATATAGCCGAATCCTTAACGATTTAAATAAGGCTTATGGAATGCTTGAATCCGTCAATGGTATTATGAATAGCGCAAACGAAAAGATAGAAGCATTCTGCTCTGATAATATGGTTAAAAACGATATTCGTTCCAAAGTTATTGAGCCTGCAACAGATAGCACTCCCTCTTCTGTAAGCGTTAAAGAACAGAAGTTCGTTAGTTATGTCCGTGAACTTATTGCTAACTTTAAGGAAACAGGCTCTCTTCGAGGAATAGCTATGATAGCAAAAGACTATGGGGTTAGTTCTTTATCTAAGGAGCAATTCTTTCGCTACGGATTGAACAATGAGGTTATAACTGATGAATATATCATTAGTATTTACGAAAAGGCTAAAAAACATTTGTAATATGGAAGAAACTAAGTATAATAATGATGTACCTTACGAAAGAGTAGTGCTTAGAGTGTTAGAAAACTACTCGAAGATGCAAATCAAGCTAACTCGTTACCAGAAGAAGGTCAAAGAGCAAGGTGAGTTGCTTAATAAATTAAACAACAAACACATTGATTACGAGAAGGTCGTAGCTGAGCGTGATGAGCTTCTCCAAAAGAATAAAGAACTTTCTCGGCAATTGAAGATTTACGAAGGTGTGCGCAAATACTTCAATGGTCAAGTCTCAAAATTAGAAACTGATAAATAATATATCAATATGAAGAAGATTTTATCTTGGTGCGGTTCTCATACTGAGCTGCTATGTGCATTCTTTTTGTTAGGATGCTGTATCAGTAGTGCGGTCAAAGATGGTTGGTCTGTGGCGATATTATTCTTGCCGTTTATCGCTATGTGGATATTTACCTATCACTTACAGAAAGAGATTTCCCGTCTTATTAAGAAGAATGAAGAGCTGAAAGAAACTAATAAGCAGCTCGAAGAGGCTTATGAGGATAAGACTTTAAAACTGAATAGATTTATGGATTTTAAGTCACTCTTTTATTATAGATACCTCTTAGCGCAGAATGATGTTAATTTATGCAAGAAGAAGATTAGCTGCGGTGACTATCTTTCAAATAGGAAGTATTATGAAAATATGATAGAGTTCTATCTTAAAAAGATTTTGGACAAGGTTGTGTAATAATGAAGTACGATGAGTTTTTAAAGAAGGAGAGCCAGAAGAAAGGCAGAAGCAAACCACGGCACATTGAATCGCAGATTCAGATTCAGATGGTGAAGTGGTTTCGCTTGCAATATCCTCGCTATATCATTGCCGCCATTCCTAACGGAGGGCAGCGAAGTGCGCTTGAAGCAAAGATAATGAAAGGTGAGGGCGTTTTGGCTGGCTTCTCCGACCTTATTATTATAGCAAGAGAAAATGTCCTATTTATTGAAGTTAAAACTAAGGACGGGTATCAATCTGATTTGCAAGCCAAATTTCAGTCTGACGTTGAGCGATTAGGCTTTCAGTACAGCATTTGCCGCTCATTGGATGAGTTTATCTTAACCATCGAAAAATGGTTAAAAAATAAGTTTTCTGTGTAAAAATATCCGATTTCCTTAGTTTTGTATTAATATCTATTAAAATACTAATAAAAACACCGAAAAGATTTGTTGGTTTCAAAAGAAATTATTAATTTTGCGGTGTAAATAATTAATAAATAGGTTTAATAATTAAAAGATACAACAATGGAAACAAAGAAAATTGCTCGATTCAGATTTACAGCACTTGCCCATACTTTCGATAGTTGGGATGAGGTCATAAGTTATTACGAAAGACTTGTAGAGCGTGGTGAATGTGTGGTACTTCCTACTGTTTCATTTTGGGATGATAAGGTGAGAACCAATAAGTGGCACGCACAGGTTAAAAAGAATGGTAAAATTGAGTTTACAGAAATTGAAAAATAGGAGATACGACAATGATTACAATTATCAATAAATACACTGGCGAGGTTATCACCAAGTACTCAGGTGCTTTGGTTGGTGAATCTACAGAGGATTCTTTTATTGCCAACGCAAAGGGTTCGGGTACGTTCAGAGGACGTTGGAATGCTATCGTAGAGGTATTCATTCCATTGAAAGGCTTGAATGCCACACAATGCCTTCTTAAAAGCCTATACGCAGTGAAGGAATGTATAAAGAAGAAATAATTAACGTTTAAATATAGGAGATACAATTATGGAAATCAAGGTAAATATACCACAAAACGATTATGTTCAACCAACCGAAGTTAGAGAGGAAGTCGTACAGGCAATCTGTAATGCCTTCTTATCTAATAGTTGTTGGGATATTTTTCATCCTTTCTCAGGTGCAAATAATGGTAGCCGACCTGCTACAAGACGTATTAGTTTGAGCAATCCACGCTTTAGTGGACACGCTAATGATAAGGATATGGTTAGAATACATGGATGTGAAATGAAAGCTGCCTTTAAGGTGTTGATGAAGGCTGGTTATCACATGTATAAAGTGTATGACTATGGCTCTTGGATGGGGTATGCATGTGATAAGAAACCTTTCCGTGAGGGTGCATCTGAGGTTCTTACGTTTAACGATTTTATTGATTAAGCTTATGTTTATAGAATTTAAGAATTTAAATGTAGCATTCGGAAAAGAGTTCCCTTTAGCTATCGTGTACCTCAATAAGTGCGATGGTGAACGTTTTTTAAGGGAGCAAGGAATAGCGAAATCTGGCTCTTTTAGCAGCTTTATTTCGCTTATTGCAATCGTTGATAACGTACCACAAAAAGCGAGCTGTAAGATTATCTTTACTAATTATCGCATTCTCAATAAAGAAGAGGAGAAAGATGTGTTAGATACTCTTAAACGAAGTAATCTTACTATCAATGATAAAGGGTTTGTTTCCTTCCTTGATTATAAGCAGATTTGCTTTGAGGTAGATGGGAATATTCTTCCTTATGATGATTTCTGTAAGTATCAGCTACCTAAGAATAAGGTATTCAAACTAGTCTTTGATAATGGCTTCTCCTATTATGGCTCAGAACCTTTTAAGGGTGATGCAAAGAAGTATGCTGATACCGCAATAAGGATTGCTGAGAAGATTGGTTATCTTTGGTTTAGTTGGAGAATGGGTTTCACACTTAACAATCTTCTCAACGTAAGAGTTGTTTACGGCAAAAATGAAAGTTATTCAGAAATATCTAATACATAATGATTATGGAAGAGATTAAAGAAAAGAAGTTTATCATAGAAGCAAAGGGCGAAGTGCCCTTTGCACAACGCACGGGTGATGGCTACGAGCTATTCAATAACGAACGAACAATGAAGTTCTGTGTGAGAAGGCAACAGATACTGGATAATGAAACGGGTGAACAGAAATCTTGTTTTGCTGTTTTCTGCTTCGTTAAAGAGGATGATGGATGGGTACAAGGTGACAACTATCATCAGACGGAAACCATCACCTCTTTTGTTAAGGATTTGAATATCTCTCCTTATTTTACCAATGCGGTAAAGGAATATCGTGAGCAGATGGAAATCACAGAAATATGGGAGGTGAAAAAATGGGAATAGGAGCGGTTTTAATCATCATAGGCGCATCCGTCATCGCATTGAGCAGCGTTGTTGCTGTTGGCGCAATGAACGGAAAATTAGAAGGTGTGGTAACCATACAAGAAAAAATCTTGATTACTATATTCTTATTCATCTTACTCATAACGGGTTGGGTGCTATTGTATAACGGAATATCAATAATTAATCTTTAATAAAATGGGAAAGAGATTAAGCTTAGAAGATAAAGCTAAAATAGCTAACGGCAATGAACGTCATTGTAGGCAATGCAATCATCGTGTTTGCCCAGATGGTTTGCTTGAAGTATGTTCGGAGGCTTTTATTCGAGGGTACAAGAAAGGCTATAAACAAAGTCAGAAAGAACAGAAAGAACGTATTGATAAGATACTCCACCCTGTTACTGAGCCTTGTGGTAGTAATGCTATCTTTGTCTTTTTTAGAGACGTAAGAAGTGGTGAATTACAACCTTATATTGAGGATATGAGAATGCCTGATGCAAAACGTTACCAAGATATAGGTTCAATAAAGTTTTCGCCAGAAAAAGACGAGCCGCAAAAATTACAGATTGCATGGTGTTATCCGAAGGATTTGGTTGAGCTTCTTGGATATAACAAGAAGTATGCCGATTTTGAGCGTATAGCTCTTTCTGAAGGCGCATTCTCTTATCCTCGTGAGGAATATGAGGAAAATCTTCAGAAGTACTCTTCCGTGCGCTATGAACACAAAAAATATTATCATTATCGTAAATTAAAAAAATAGCTTTGTTATGGATAAAAAAGATATTAGTCTAAAAGTTATACTTGAAATCGGTGGCAACCTTTGTGGTATGACCATAAAGGATAAGGATGATAAAGTTGTGCTATTCGAGCATTTGTCATTTAATGAGCAAATTAAGATTCTCAATAGCCTTAGTCAGAATTATAACTGCCTTGTGCGGTTCTTAAAAGAAAAGGAGGGATAAGGTATGAATTTGGTTCTATTTGTATTGATTATCATATCTGTTGGGGTTACTTTCGGATGTCTTGTGCAAGGTAATAATAATAAGGAGAAGTAAAGTATGGAAGCAACTATTTTATTAGGCAATCATAATGATTGTAAGATTGATACGGGAAGATATGTAGAAACGGACGTTATGGGTTGGAAAGCCACTATCTATGTACCGAGTGGTATTGATAATGAGCAGATTCAGAAAGCCCTTGATTACGCTTATTCTACTCTCTGTCAGAGTTGCTACATGGAGTTTATCTTGGCAGACAACTTCCTTCTTATTTCTAAGGAGGTCTTTGATAAGAAGAAGGTATTTAAGTTTAATCTTAAAAAGCACTTTACTGAATGCCAAACATCTATTCGTGATACGATGAAGTTGTACGAGCGAAATATGGATGAAGACTACTATAATGAGTATTCTACTTATCTTTGGGATTTGATTGAGGATAAGGTTGAGAAGTTGCGTAAGATGATTGAAAATAAGCTTCGCAATCTTAAATGCAAATACAACCCTTATCTCAGTTCTTATGCTATTACTATTCAGAATCTCGTACAGCAGATTAATGATACTCATAAACACGTTATGGAGATTACCGAAAGGGAGTATGGAGTTGATATTGCTCCAAGCTACGAAAATTATCGGGCTAAAATGGCATTCACGCAAGCGGATAATTGTCTGTACGACATCATGCACGATGAAGCAGAAAAGTTTCGTGATAATATTGTCAATGATAAGAAGGTTATCGCCGTATGGTCTGATATAACAAGAACTCTCTATGACCCTATCAACGCAAAGAAGGCTCGTTTCTCGGCTTTCTATAGCATGCCTAAGGAAACGCAAGCTCTCTATAATTTGCGAGAGGAGGATGGCTTCTGCGAGCCTAAAGACGGTACTAAGAAATTCAAGAAAGGAGCGTAGGGTATGGAGTTAGATAATATTTACTTCGGAGATTGCATTAACCTTATGCGTGATATTCCTGATAAAAGCATAGATTTATGTGTTACTGACGCACCATATCTCCATAATAAATCGCCACTTAGTCCTACGTATGATGGGAGTGAATGGAATCAGAAAAGTTCCTTTGGAAAATCGGAGCTTTATAAATATGGTGGTGATATGATGGGAGGGATGAGTTGTTTCGGCGAAGAAGAAATAGATAAGTTCCTTGATGCATTAAAGCCGAAGATGAAGATAATGAATGCTTATATGTTCTGCTCAGAAGAACAGGTACCGTATTATTGTAACTGGGCAAATAAGAATAGCCTGATGTTTACAATACTCGTCTGGGAGAAGCCGTTATCTATCATTAACAAAAATCGTTTTTCGCAGAACCTGGAGTACATAGTAAGAGTGTATGATTACGGTACTGCTCTTAATCGGTTAAATAATAACTTGTATTATAATCGGGTAAAGAAAGAAAAACCGATTAACGGGAAAAGTAAGAATCATCCAACAGAAAAACCTGTCTCAATTATGCAAGAGTTCGTTGGACTGAGCAGTAATGAGGGTGATGTGGTCTTGGATGCGTTCTGTGGCTCTGGTACGCTTGCGATAGCGTGCATTAATACTAACAGACATTTCATTTGCTTTGAGAAGAATAAGAAATTCTTTGATATTGCTAAGAAACGGGTTAAAGAACGGAAGCAACAACAAACAATTTGGTAATTAGTTATAGGTATGGATAGAGAAGATATGCGTAATCTGATTTCGTATGGGAATGCTTGCTCTAAGTACACAAAGAAGAAGCTATCTGAGATAACTGTTGTAGAGTGTCTTTGTTTTTGGATGTTTATGGTAGAGAATAGGCATAGCTTTGACCCACCAATTATATATTATAAGAGTTAGATTCTTATTTTATCTTAATATATATGTTGTATCTCTTGGGGGCGGCGGTCTCGGCTGCTGCTCCCTTCTATAAGTATAATAAGTTTATCAAGGTAAAGAAATAAGTCGCTGATTCTTAGCAAGAAAGCTATTAAACACTATTAATTCCGATTTATTTCTATTAAAACCAAAAATAGTTGGAGAAAAATTTTGTGGTTCGCAGATTTCTTTTTAATTTTGCGGCGTTCAATAAAGATAAGCTGATTGAGAATGAGAAGCTCTTTCAGTATAATGGAGGGGCATTTTTTATGCTCTGATTTCTCATAAAGAAATACAATATAGGCGTATTGTCCCTTGCATATATTATAATGGTGTATGCGTTCCTTCAGCTTATCGGAATTGAACAAAGGGTAACAGTACGCCCTTTATGTGTCTGTTAGTTAAACGTTCAAAAAGATAAGCAAAATGAAGAACGTAGAAATTTTTAATTCTCCTATGTTTGGAGAACTTAGAACATCACGGAATGAGAAGGATGAACCTTTGTTCTGTTTGAAGGATGTTTGTGATTCTCTTGAATTGCGTGTGAATGATGTTATCAAGCGCACAGGATGCCACCCCGATACTATCGGGGTAGGGGTAGTAACTGGTAAGAAGTCCAATGGTACGGACGCTATTCAAGAGTTTGATATGTATTTTATTACCGAGCCAGACCTTTATCGTGTAATTTTCCAATCTCGCAAGCCTTCCGCTCGCAAGTTCCAAGATTGGGTTTTTGATGAGGTTCTTCCAGCTCTTCGCAAAGATGGTGGATATATCGTCTCAACCGAGGAAGATACCGAGGAAGACATCATTGCTCGTGGTCTTATCGCTGCGAAGGCAGCACTATCACGTAAAGAGCAGCGTGTTCGTGAGCTTGAAGCTCAGACCGAACAGCAGGCGCAGACTATCGGCATTCAGCAGAAAGAACTGACTATTGCCGCACCAAAGGTAAAGTACTACGATGATACACTTGCATCAACGGACTGCCTTACCACCACACAAGTTGCTGATGACCTCGGTATCAGTGCAAGAGCACTCAATCAACAACTTTCCAATGCAGGTATTCAATACTTTCAATCAGGTTCTTGGCATTTGAAGGGAAAGTTTCGTGAGTGGCAGCTCGCAAGCACCCGAACCTATAATTATATCAAGGGTGATGGTTCTACGGGCACAAAAGTAAACCTTGTATGGAATCAACGTGGCAAGCGTTTTATTCTTGCTCTCTATAACAACGACTTTAATGTGAAGGACGCTATCGCTGAAATCAACGGCGAGAAGAGAGCTGCGCTTGAATCTAAAAACAATCAGTCTAACTTTTAATTGAATAGGAGAAATCAAAAATGGATAATCAGAATATGATGATAGAGGTAACAGTTGATAATGATGCTACTCAGCGGTGTGTCGGTCTGCTCAAAGAGCTTATGGCAGTACAGGAGAATGCTATGAAGTTCTTGATATCTGAGGGTATTGATGATAGTAGTGAGGGTACGATGATTGCCGAAGGAATCGGTAACGCCGTGAAAGCCTTTGGTGGCGTACTGCCAGAGGGTATCTACAATAATGTAGTCGGTATTGAGGTTTAATGTTATGCGTGAATAGGAGATACGCAATACAACAAGGTGTAAATAATTATAGGAGATACAAATGTAAAAGGCAGTACTTTGAAATACGTGCTGCCTTTGTTTTGTTTATATATAATCTCTGTATTTTCCTGTTATTTACAGAAAAAACTATACCTTTGACATGGTAAACAAAATATGAGTTATGGCAAAAGTACAATTACGAATTAAGGGTATTGAAGCCCTCAAAAAGAAACTAATGGAGCAAAGAGAGATAATGATTAATTATCTTACATACGCTATGGCTGAACTAGGTGAGCGTGCTGTCACCTATTCTAAGGATAACAAGGGTTATCAAGACCATACAGCAAATTTAAAGAACACCATTGATTATGCTTTATTTCTTGATGGCGAACTTGTGTGCGTTGGCGACCACGAGGAATTAAATGGAACTGAAAAAGATAAGGCTCATTTTATCCCTGATGCAGCAGTTAAGTATGCTCAACAGCAAGGTGTTATTGCCCCCAAAGGATATTCTCTTATCATTGCATCTGGTGTAGATTACGGTCAACATGTAGAAAATAAGGGCTACAACGTATTGTACCTAACAAAATTCTTTCTTAAAGATGAAATGAAAAAGATAATACTTAAAGCTATAGAGAATGCGAAGCAAAATAACTAAGAGTGAGCCAACTGACCCACTCTTAGTTTAGTATAGATGTCCGTAATTCTTATAAGAAAGGCAGGGCACTATTTGCGCTCTGCCTTTTCTTTTTCTCTTTGCTTTCGTTCAGCCCTTGCGAGCCGAATCTCTTCATTAATCTCGTCCATCGTCATATTGACGTTATTCTTTCTTGCTTCTTCTATGAGAGCATTGAAGTTCTCTAAAGCCTTCTTCCTTTCTTCTTCTGTCATTACGTTTTCTTTATTTTTTCGATATATGGCTTGAATATGCCTTGAAGTTTATTGTATGTTTCTAATATCCAAGCGAATATAGGTTCCCACTTATCTTGCTCATATCCACCATATTCATAGTTTGTTGCCATTATCACACTTGTTTTATTATCTTCTGCCAAGTTCCATTGTAGTGCAGGTTTTCCGAATGCCTCATTGATAGCTTCCTTATCTTTTTCTATCAGCTTATAATGCTTTTTATTCTCAGCCTTATCTGAGCCATCAAGCAACAAGCGGACAGAAGCAGAACCTTTGCGTACAAAAAGGTCATAATGAGCTTTTGATGTTCCCGTTGAGATATTCATCCAATGATAACTTTGTGGCATCTTTTGGAAGTCTGCTCCGTTCTTGCTTGCGTATTCATTGAATGCCGTCCAAAACTTCATTAATCGCTGTTCTGTGTCTGATTTCGGCGAAGCTTCGCCCTTCTCGTATGGTGGTGCGCATACAATATCAAACAGTATGCCTACCTTTGAGTTGCCGACACTCACGGCAGTTGCTTCTATCAGATAGAAGTTACATTGAATGGTTGAATCATTCAGCATCTGAATGGCACTGATATGCTCTGCTCTTGCTTTCTCAACTATCCATACGGCGTAATCAGCATTATAGTGCGCAGCATAAGTTATTACCTTGCCCAAATGGTCGGAATCGCTATCGCCAAACTGATTTTCTATAATGATGCTTTTCTCACCATCATCACCAGCTTTGGCTACAATATCAACTTTCATTGTCTCTAACTTATGCTCACGCTCTGCTTCTGAGATATTGATTTCCAACTTCTCTGATAGTACACCGATATTCTTTGTAAGCCAAGGCGTGAACCCTGATGCTTCACCCTCAAAGATTTCCTTTAATGGATGAGTATTTATCTGCTCTATCTCTTTCATCGCTTATTCATGTATTTGCGTCCATTGCTAATGATTATACCTTTATAGCTTTTTTGTATGCTATTTCCATATAAATCATAAAACTTACCTTCTCTTCTTTTTGAGAATTTAGGATTTTTTATACCCGTAGTACCTTTATACTCTTCAAGTTGTATTCGGTTCAATTCGCTGTTTAATGGTGTAATGAAATTCTTTACATACTCTTTTTCATCATTGGTATTAACATACTTTATTTCAATAATCCATTGGTTGATGTTACTCTTATATATGCTTTCATTATCATCCATACATGTATAGCCAGAAACTAAATCCCATCCATATTGTAATCCGAAAGTATATTTCTCAAGATAATCAAGCTTTGTATGGTCGTTCGCTTTATATATACCGAAGGCATACATTCGTATAGGGATATTCTCTGTAATTGATATAGAGAAAGCAAAAGCATCGTGATACCCACCTTCTCTATATTCTACATATCTCTCTATTTTCGCAGTTATTTTATCATTTAAATTCTGGGCAAATAAAGACCCCATTGATATAAATAACATAAACAATAATAGTATTCCTTTCTTCATATTCAATATCTCCTATATTAATATTTATAAATTGCACGATACCTATTTAAAACACGCTCAGCGGCGTTATCTTTTCCTTGCTTGGTATATACTAAGGCAAGGCGAAGATAACTCGTTCTGCGCAAGCAACCGAGGTACATTAGCCGCTCGTAGCAATATGTGGCTCTGCTTAGTATTCCATCACGGAGGTAGCGTTGAGCCATTGCCGCCAACTCCTTTGGTGATGCGTTATAAATCTGTGTCATAACTCGTCTGATTTGGTTATGTATGCAAAGGTAGCGAAAAATCGGTTACTATATTTTTATATTGCATTTTTTATATTAATATAACCTTAATTTACATATCAGTATATTAAAAGCTATTAAAATATTAATAAAAACACCGAAAAGATTTGGTGGTTTTAAAAGAATTTATTAATTTTGCGGTGTAAATAATTAATAAATAGGTTTAATATTCAAATTATAGGAGATACAACAATGGAAGTTAAAATGATTAACGGAAAGGTAGTAGAAGCTAACGTTTTTGATTACGTTGCTCAGATTTACGAAGGTGGCAAATGGCAGACAGTTGCCGTTAGCTCTGATTATAACGGAGCAGAGAAAAAGCGTATAGAATATGCTATAAAGGGCTGCTATACAAGAACAGAACAGCTTTACTAATTAATAATATATAGGAGATACGACAATGAGAACAATCAAAACATTTATTCCATCAAACTTAGTTGATTCTTTGAAGAAGTTTGCTGATAAGACACAGAAGAACGTTGAAGGCTTTACCTACTCAGTAGGTAAGCCTTATGAGAAGCTTTTCCGTCATCCTGTCATTGAAGAAGATGGAATGGCTGGTCATTGCGTAAAGGCTTTCCATGAGGTTTGCGACCTTGTTATCAATATGCCTGACGAAAGCGATTGGAGATTGATTGCAACGTATATGGATGACGCATTTACCCCTGCTGACCCAACCAAGGAGCTTGTCTTTAAGAACCCTGCGCACGGAGCAGACTATGGTAAATGTGACTTCTGCGGTCATTGGTGCAAGAATGCTTATGTCGTTGAGAACGTGAAGACGGGCGAGGAACTACAGGTAGGTTGCGAATGTATTAAGAAGTTCGGTCTGAAAGGATTTGGCTTCTTGTCAGATTTCACAAGAAAGCTCTATGAACTCTACGACTACAGAATCAGTTATGCTACTGATGATGAATTTGGTGATATTGAGAAATGGGGCGGTAGAAAGGATTCAAGCTATAAGAATGCCATTCTTAAATCCGACCTTATTATGGCGGCGAAAGCTCAGTATGATATTTGTCCTGTATATAAGAAAGGAACAAAAGTTGAACACATCCGTTATCGCTCAGCTACTTTGGATAGCATCGACACTATTTTGAATAGCAAAAAGTTCAAGGTTGATGAAGCTTACGTGAAGGCAGTTTGCGAGTTCGGTGCAAAGATTCAGCCTAAGACCAAATTTGAAGAGGATATGCTTGCGGTAGCCAAAAACTTTTATTGTTTCCAAGAGCAAGATGTATATGCTTTCTTCCTTGTAAAAGCTTATGAGGATAGCTTAAAGCCAGAGCTTAGTGTTCAGAAGGGCAATCAGGTGAAGGTATGCGGCAAAATTATTCAGAAGCGTTTCGAGGAATCCTACTACGGCGTAATGGAAATCAACACCATTCTTACCGATAAGGGTATTGAATGCGAACGATACGGCAAAGTTCCTACAATCGAGGAAAATGGTATTAAACGCACCACGTTCTATGCTCTCGTTAAGGGAGTATTCAATGGCAAGATTAGCTTGGATAGAGCAACCAAGAACCCCAAAAAAGGTATTGAAGTCGTTGAAATCTAAAGGATATGAGTAAGCAAGTGTTATAGCTGTGAAAGGTACAACACTTGCTACAACTCGAAGTTTAGCAGATTAGGCTATAATGCCTATCTGTTATATTTGAATACGAACAATTTTTAAAAGGAGATTATGTATGTATAAAGAAGGCGATATTTTAACATTGGAGAATGATTGGAGGGGAGAACATTGCGTCTTCATCCTACATAAAGTACATAACGAAGATTGGATAGAAGCTCACGCTAAGTATTCTTTCATATTCGAAAAATTAGGAATAGGGGCAGGCAATACCTCTACGAATGTAAAGTACTCTACAGGGTATCTAAGAAAAGCAAATGATACAGAAAGAGACTACTTATTAGGGATAATGAAGGATAAGGGCTATTCTTATGATTTTAAGAAGAATAAACTGCTACATTCATTCAATTATGAAAAAGGAAGAAATTAAGATAAATGAGCATTGTAAGCACTATTTCTTAGGCTTCTGCCACTTCTATTTAGGTGGCTGCTGCTCTGGTATTAAATGCGGATATAAATAATTAAGATTATGATAAAGTTTATTGAGGTAAAGTATAAAGGGCATTGTACCCTTGTTAATATAGATAATATCGCTTACGTTGAACCTTCACGAAATGGCGATATAGCAACATCTATAAAGCTTAATTGCAAGACCACACCAACGGGCGGTCAAGTGATTCTCTGCGAGGATGATTATCACACATTCTTGGAGAGATTGAAAAACCTTGTTATCGTTGATAAAGCTGAGTAAGATATGAGAGCATTTGACGTACTTTTAGCCTTACATCGCTTGGATATGCGACAGGGCAAGGATTATCTTGAAGCTCCTAAAAAGAATGATTTGGAGCTGAATGTAATAGAAGGTAAGCTAAAACGGAATCATTGGTATTGGTGTGATTTCCATAAGCAACCAATGCTCGGTGAGCCTTCGGTTATCCTCACTCTTGGCGGTGGGGATATTCAATACCTTTATGAAGTAGAAAAGTAAATTAATATAAGTTATGTATCAGATAAATGTTGTAACATATTGCACAAGGATGGACGTAAAGAACGCTCGCCGCAAGGTAGCGAATCGACAAAAGAGAATACTCGGAGGATGGTTTGAAAGCGTGAAATTAGCAAGAAAAGCCTTAAAAAAATTCTTTGAGAAGAAAGGCTATCAGATAGGTAACGAGGTCGAGGAAAAGGGCAGCGAGACCTATGTTAAGACGTTATTCTTCGGTAACATTATGCTCGAAATAGAGTATAAGATAATCAAGTATAATTAATCTATGGCTCGTTTCGCTCTCAGAAATCAGGAGAAGATAAAGCAAGCATTCGGGGAAGAAAGGTTGGATGAGCTTCTGAAAGCATTGAAGCTGTATTCTGCCAAGTACCCGAAATTATCGTTGAACACAATCATCAAAGAGGGTAAGCCTTATCCTTCTTTTGTAGTTGATAAGGTTGCCGTACTATACGTAACTCGCCTGATGTATGATGTTTATCACGTTGCTTTAAAGGAGTTCTTATAAACAAAAAGCACCGCCCTCGGAGATACGAATGAGGACGATGCTAGATGTAAATAATTATTATGTTTAACGTTGTGAGTACATAGGAGATACGCACTCGATACAACAATTAATGCAAAAGTAATAAAAAATATTTGGTTATCTGAATATTTCTTCGTAAATTTGCGAATAATTAACATTAAAATAGGAGATACAGCTATGATAGGAGCAATTATAGGTGATATTGTAGGCTCTAAATATGAGTTTAATAACACATTTGATTATAACTTTAAACTATTTGACAAAGGTTGTAATTTTACAGATGATACTATCTGTACAATAGCCGTAGCCGATGCTATTCTTAAAAAAGGTGGTGATGAAAAGCCGAATGTCGAAGATTATAGTATCTCGCTTCAATACTGGTGTCGGAAGTATCTAAACCCAATGGGTGGGTATGGCGCAAGCTTCGCAAAATGGATTCGTAGCTCGAATCCTCAGCCTTATGATAGCTACGGAAATGGGGCAGCAATGCGAGTTAGTCCGACAGCTTGGGCATTTAAAGAAAGTTCCGATGCTATCCGTCAGGCAATAATGAGCGCAAAGGTATCACACAGCCATACTGAGGGTTTTATAGGTGCTGCTGCGGTATCTAATGCTATCTTTTCTTTGAGAAAGGGAGAAAAGAAAGATATGTTGAATATCATAGCAAACGTTTACTATGGCATTAAATGGGAGGATAGAATACCACCAAGAGGAAAATGGGCAGAAACTTGCCAAGAGTGCGTTCCTCTTGCCTTTAGAATAGTCCTTGATAGTGATAGCTTCGAGGACGCAATCAGAAATGCTGTATCCTACGGCGGTGATAGCGATACGATGGGAGCAATCGTTGGTTCAATCGCTCAGCCACTCTTTGGTATTCCACAAGAAATGAAGGAAAAAGCATTGAACTATCTCCCTTTGGATATGAAGAATGTAGTAACTAAATTTATTGATAGATATGGTGAATAAGGAAGATTTAATCAAGCACTGCCGATACTATAGAGGTGGTGAGAACCCAAATACCAACGAAAATATGGCTTGGTTTTGGGATATGGAAAGAGTGTATGTTAATAGCGAAGGAAAGTTTAAAGGTGAGGAAGAATATTATAAGAAAATCAATGGTAAGGAATATAAGGGGATTCCACATACATTGCTTATTATAATGTTCACTTCCTGGGCTAAAGCAGCCTACAATATTAAGGAAGAGATAGATAGGTTCTATAAGCTGATAGACGAATACCTCTTTATCCCAAACGACCATTTCCCAGAGGATAAAATTCCAAACGAACTATAACAAAAAAGGTGCGCCGTAATGGTACACCTTTTTTGTTTAATATCCGATATTGCTATCCTTTACATAAGATAAATCTCTTATTTCTTGCCCTATAACCTCGCAATCTATGTAGGTCTTTCCACCTTCTTCATAAACCTTTGTTATTCGCATTCGTGTTCCTCTCTGAAAGAGTGTTTCGTGCTCAGAACTATATGTAGAAAAACGGCTTACTCCATCCCAACTTCTTTTATCACCACAACCGAAAGCAGAGAAAGGTTCTACGTAAGCAGCCTTTGTTCCTTTTGGTGCATATATGTTCATAATAACACTTCGAGTGTTGAAGCCTTTTCCTTTTCGGCTACCAGTTGACATAAAACCACCTTCTTGCATTTCCATTCCAACAAGGTCTTGAAGGTTATTTGGCATAGAACCGCCAGCAAACTTAATTCGTGATTCAATAACTTTCATTCCATCATCACCTCTTGTAAACCACATATCGGTAGGAAGTTCGTTCTTTTCTATATAGCTTGTTATATTATTAACCTTCTCTATGAACCTTTCCTTCGTTTGGTAATTATCATATTTTCTTCCTTGTAATGGTTCATTTACATCGCAATAATGATGAGTGTATTCGTATGTAAAATCTTTTTCTTTTTCTGTTGCTGCTATCCATTGTTTGGATGCAGTATCTATGAGGCTTTATCAGCTTTTGCACCATTACCCTTATCCCATACTGCGGCATCTTTCCTTGATTGAGAGAATTGGTCTGTATCAAATACAACATTCTTCGCATTTCGTTTTGCTTTCGCATTAATAAGCGTTTCTTTCTTTTGCTTAGCTTCATAAAGCAACTGCTCAGCAAGGGTCTTATCTTTTGCGAGCATAGCGTGTTCAAGGTCATAGATAAGCTTATGATATATCTTGCTCTGTGTCTTATAACCTTTTACGTCAGCATAAGCTTTATTGATATTTACCCAATCAATCGCCGTTTTTACCTCATCAAGCTTTTTGAGATATGCCGCTTGCGATACCTTCCATGTAGCATACTTCTGCTGAACCCCGTGCATATTGCCGCCAAGGAAATCAATAGCTTCAAATTGTAGTTTCTTCGCTTGCTGTTCAAGCGTCAAGCTTTGCCATTGAGCCAACTTCGCTTCTACGGCATCATATACTCCGTGCAATTCCTTTGACGTGAACTGCTTATGCCACTTATTAACATCAGGGATGAGAGCAGAAAGTGATAATTCATCCTTTTTAATGGCAGAAATGGCGTTTGCGAGCGTTTTTGCTTCTTTCCTTGCCAATGTATAGTTAGCAGACTTTAATGCGCTTAGAACGGAAGAAACATCGGTTTCTCCGTAATTAGCAGCCACCTTCATAACATTCATTGCAACCTTGCGGTCTGTCCATGCAAGTTTAGTCTGATAACCTCGTTTGAATCTATCAAACAAAGAAGCTATCTCAGAAGCACTCTTTTTGTCCTTGATTGCGTAGCGGATAGCATAGTAGCGTTCAAAGAGGTCTTGGCTCTTTATATCCGTAACAGATTTACTACCGAGCAGATTATGAACCAAGCCATTGTAATAGTCACGTCTATGCTTATCCCATCGGCTCTGTATCTTATCTATCTGCTCTTTAGTTCTAAGGGCGTGGCGTTCCTTTGCCTTCGCAAGTATAAGCTCCCTAGAAGAAACCGCCTTTAACCCCAATTTCTTGCGGTCTGACGGGCTTAAAAGATGTGCCCAATACTTTGTATTATCTTGTAAATGCCAAGCTAATTTACCCCTCATTCCTGCCTTTACGATAGCTTCGGAGTTATCCTTGATGTACTGATTGTACTTTTCGGGCATGGTGAGCACGGCAAAAGGGGATACATAGTTGCTCATATCCTCGCCAGCCATCAAGCGTTTATAAAACTCCTTCTTCTCCTCGCCTTGTATGGTGATAGGGTCTGAGGTGCAGATACATTGAGGATGCCAAGAAATCCATACGTAATCTTTTGGATAGCGACCTTCGAGGTCATTGCATATATCATCAATATTGTGCTGTGGTGATACGTGTATATACTGACCGATAACGAATGGTTCGTTCTGCCATCGTTCATTTCTTGCCTTGTGATATGCGGAATTTATCTCCGTCCTTGCTACTCTGAGAGCGTTCTTTCTCGCTGAGCGGTAAACACCCATGCCTACCTTCTCCAATGGCTCTTCAATGAAGCGCACCTTGCCGTCAATGATTCTACGTCTGCGCCAAGTCACCACATCTTTCTTCTTTCCGTTCTTCTGAACCTTGATAGTATGATAACGGCGATACATCATATCTGGGTCGTTGAGATACTTTCGTATGCTCTTTCCTATTTCTTCTGCTGATGAGCCTTTTTTGATTCCGTCCGCAATGGTATTGCTCATAGCCATTTCAAACTCACTCTTCGTCTGTTGGCAGTAGTTCCAAACAGTCTGAGCGAGATTCAATCCGTTCTTTGTTTTTAAGCGATTTGAAATATACGTGACTGCGGCGGTATCTCGTGCGACCCTTATAGCTTTATCAGTAAGCACGGAATAACCGCCTATAACCATTTCATCGTGGTTATACGCCAACGCAACGCCATCGGTGATACCGCTCTTATAGCAAAGAAGGCTATTCTGATAGTAATCATTAAAGATGTCGTTCAAACGAGCCTTTAACTGCGGAAAGTTATCAAAGTTAAAAAGCGCATCATCTTCGAGCACATCTTCTCCATAGCCAAGAGAGGTGAGCTTCTTGACATAATCGCTGTATAATCTGCCCAACCGCTTATTATAAACGGCGAACAGATTATTCAGTTGTTCTTTCTGCTGTTTTGATGTGAGCTTCTTTGGCATAGTTATTCTTCTTCCTCTTCTTCATTGGAAACTGACTGACTTCCACTTGCGGCACTACCAAGTCCCGAAAGGGCTGCTTGCTGCGCCAACGCTTCTTCCTGTTCACTCTTCATTTCTTCCTCAACCTTATCAGGGTCATCATTAAGAGGGTTAAGCTCGATAGCACGGCGATTAGAGGTAGATTTCGCACCACCATTGGATGAAGTGATAAGTTGCAACATTTCAACATCATTCTTTGGCAGATATGGCTTGAAGACTGGCTCAAAGTCAATCTGCTCAGCAACACTCTGGTCGATACCCTTAACGTAAACTCCCGTATTACAGATGCCGTTAGCTACGATATTCGAGCGGCGAGTAAACATTTCACCGAACATTTCTGTCTTCAAATCTGCTTTCATATAAGGAGCAGTGAACATCAAACGGATAGCCGCACCCGAGGTGTTGCTGCCCAAGGTTTTCATATTCTCAAAGCTGATATCGGCTGTTGAGGTGAATGAATAGATGATATTGAAGAGGTAAGCAATTTCACCCTTCACACTCTCAGGTGATTTATCCCAAGAAAGGACGTTCATACTTGCATCACTGCCACCTTGGAAGACTGCGCCTTGCTCGCCCTTCTCAGCGAAGCCCTCCAAACGACCTTTAATAAAGTACTTAGGCGTGCCGAAGTAGTCATTCGTATCACCCCAATTTGAGATACAAGTTTCCACTCTGTCAATAGCCCATTGAACATCTTCCCACTCAGCTTGGTCTTGTCTATAGTAAACGACAGGCACTTTGGTGAAGCCATGAGGTAGGGCAGAAATAAGCTTCCAACCTGCGCCATCAATATTAGTGTACTGATAGCACAATCTATCTGTATATACATCAAAATGTAGCTCAGATTTTCCAAGCTCATCATATACATAGTACTCACGGGCGAAGCCGTCCATGATATGGAAGTCGTTGAAATGAGGGTAGAGCTTATCACCATTTGAAGGCGAAAGCAACTGAACTCGGATTTCACCTCTAAGCTTTCCCTCTGCGTCTGTTGGCATATACCATAACTCAGCGCACTCACATTCCTTGAAGAGGGTACGGGCAAGTCGCTTATCGAAGTACTTCATCTTATTATCGTGATAGCAATGCATGATGCCGTCATATAGCTTCTGCTGCTTATCGTTCATCTTCTTTATATCAACACCATGTGCCGTAGCTTTATAGGTAACGGCATTCATAAACAAGAAACCAACAGTAAGATTTGTGATTGACTTCTGAGCAGGGATAGCGATTCTTACTGGCTCAACCTTCTTATCCTTGTAAATCGGTTTCTGTGTAATAGGGTCATACTGACCCGTAGGTACTTTGATTCGTTTCTTAGGACGGAAATCCTCATCAAAGATTTTATGCTTTGATGGATTCCATTGTTCTTCAAGCACACTCAGTGATGTCTTAAAGCCTTTTTTTCTTGCTGTCAATACCGAGCGGACTGTGTTCGCATCTTGTATTGCTACTATCTGTTCTATTGCTCTCATATATGAATATTTTTTGTTATAACAAGGGCAAAGTTAGTAATAATATAACTTATATAGGCATGAAGAAGAAACCCTGTGTAAACAAAAGAAAAACGCCTATTTCGGCTGTCTTCCAATGTGCCAATGATTGCACTCGTTGCAAAGGTATGCGGAGTAACCGAGCAGCCGCTTTTTCTTTATGTATCTTGCGGCTGCCTTCTCATTATCAAAGGATAATTTGGCTACTCCTCTGCTATTATAGTGGGAGCGTTTACGATGATGCTCCCTTGGCTGTTTATCATATATTCGTTTCATAAGCATTTCGATTTTAACCCATCAGACCGAGAATGTCGGCGGCTTGCATTCCGCTGCCATAATCGCCCAACAACTTCTCCATAACAACATATCGGCATGCATCTATAGCGTGATTATACATATCTATAGGCTCATTAAGCCACTTTCCTTCCTTATCTTGGCGGTAGGTATAATTATTAAATTCCCTTCTTACATTTGTAGAGCGTTTTGTTATATGAATTGTGTATTCTTGCATCTTCATAATACTAGCTTGAATAGAACCTTTGAACTTCTTTACAGGTTTTATATCAATACCAGCATTATAGATTTCATCTATCAGACGAGGGTCGGCACTCTCTGATATTACCTCAATATTTTTTTTATCCTCTTTCAATACTCTGATAATATCAGAAGAAAGCATTTCTGTCTGATAGCATATTTCATCTATATAGATAATCTTTCCGTAGATATATACATCAATAATCGCTGTAGGGTCATTGGAGTAACCAAAGTCAATGGCTCTGTATCGGTGTCTGTTCGCTTGAATAGGAATATAATCATCAATAACTACATTCTTAAAAATCAAGCCCTCAACCATAGAACGCAATCCCAAACCATAAATACGCCAAAGGCTCGGATTCTTCCATTTAAGGCTCTCAATCTCAGCGATAACCTTTGGCTCGAGGAAAGGATTATCCTTATAGGTGGATATAAACCAATAAGTGCTTTTTTCCTCGTTTACCTGATTTATCCAATGGTCTTCTGAGAAGGAAGGGTTATAATCAAGGATAGAGAACTCCGTGGTACGCATCTGTAGCTGCTGCCATTCGATGAAAGAAAGCTCATTCGCCTCATTTACGAAAAGTATCTTACGCTTAGAACCACGCACCTTCTGCTCGTTATCGGTGGAGAAGAACTCAATCCAAGAGCCGTTAGGGAAAGTATAAACGAACTCCGATTTATTCATGCACTTATCATCCCACCAACCAAAGTTGAGCATTATATCCTTGAAATCACGATAGACAGTTCGTTTAATGGAAGGCATACCAGCACGAATGATGGAAACGGTCGTTCCAGCATAATTGAAGCAAAGCATACAGAGGAACTGCACAACAGAATAGGTCTTCGCAGAGCGTGAGCTTCCTTGAAGAGAGCAAGTTGTGAACCCTGCTTCTTTCGCTGCCTTTACCCTCATGTAGTTCTTTGCTAAATATACGTGCGGCATATCTCTATTATCCTTTATTGCTCTTATTTCTTTATTTCATCAACTGTAACTAAGGTGTCGTTGTGCGAGCCGCCATGTGCTACGATAAGAATCTCTTTACATACCGCTCCGTTACATTTTCCTATTCCTTGTGTATTCCAACCACAAGAAATACAGATACCTTCATTCTTTAATATTCTTGCAATCTCCTTCTTACATAAAGACCAATATTTGGCATTAGAGACATTTATCTCCAATTTCTCTTTGCCAAAATCCTTATATAGCAAAGATGCTTGTGTTACACTATAAGGTGGGTCGTATAATACCATATCAGCAGAATTAGATTTCTGCCCTTGAAGGAACTTTAATGCGTCAAGGTGATACTGAGTATCGCAGTTCGGATTTAAGTCATTGCGAATTGTTCCGAGCTTGCAATCCTTTGCGAATGGGTCAATAATAACACCACCTTTATTATATTTATCAAAAAGTTCTTTGATTGGCTTTATACCGAAAGTATCACCACTTGGCATAGCCCATTTCTTCTGTATTTCCATATATTTATTCTCCTATATTTTTATCTGGCTCAGCATCCTTCTTTTCTTTCTCTTTCTGAATCTCAGCGAGAATCTTCTGATACTCTTCATTGTTGGTAACAACGTGTACTTGCAATGGGTCTTGCTTAATCTGCTCGCCCTTGCTCGTAAGGTCGATGCGTTGAATCTTTCCGTAGGCTCTATCAATAACTCTTTCGAGCACATCAAGCCCTTTCTTGTCAAGTATTCCCTTGGCAATAATGCGTTGCATCATCGGGCGTGACTTATCTGTCAACACCGCCTCCAATTCGGCTTGGGGCAGGGTCGCGATATACAGAAAAGACTCCGCGATAATCTGAGAGGAAGGCACTTCGTAACCCTTCTCCTTCATTTCTTCGATGAACAATGACATCGTCTTAGGCTTTGGCGGTCTACCCTTCGGGTTGCCAACTCCACCTTTTTTAAACTTACCTTTTTCAAGGTTTGCAAGCTGTCTTTTACGCTTGCTTTCATCTCTTGATAATGGCATATTAATAACTTTTATTCCTAATTTATTCCCAACAATAGCTTTTATTTAAGAAAAGCATCTTTATTCTCTTTTTCCTCTGCTGCCATTTCTCGGCACATTTTTAGTACATTAAAGTACTCTCCAAGATTGTTGTTATAGAGCAGCTTTGCTATCTGCTGTACAAAAGATGACTTACGTCCATCTTGTTGTAAGGTCACTATCTGGCTCGCTGGCATCATCAAGAACTGCTCCATGATTTCAACCTTTTCCTTAGAGGAAAGAAGCTTCTTGGTAGGAAGCAGAAAACCCACTTCCTCCAAGATTTTTGTTTTGACTGATTTAACCTTCATACTTATCACCATTTACGAGGTTCATAAACTCAGCTCTCACTTGTGGGTCATCTTTGAAAGCACCTTCAAGGTAAGAAGAGGTCATAATACCCTTCTTCTTTGCGCCTCTGAACTCTTTGCAAGAATGATGACCCTTCATCACGAGAGCAATACCAAGTGGTGGGTATTCGCTACCGAGAGCATTTTTCAGCATATCTACGATGTCGTGTACCAATCGCTCCTGTATCTGTAAGCGAGCGGAGCAGTAATCAACTACACGACCAATCTTAGAGATACCGAGAATCTTTCCCTTTGGGTTCGGAATATATGCGAACCAATACTTACCCCAAAACCAAACACAATGATGCTCGCAGTTTGAATGGAAATCTCCTTGGTCGATAACCATGTTATCATAGACGATACCGTCATCATTGTTATCAAAGGTGGTAATCTTCGGCTTCTGTGAAGGGTCATAACCTCTGAATATTTCTTTCCACATTCTAATAATGCGGTCGGGCGTTCCCTCTAAGCCCTTGCGGTTAGGGTCTTCACCGATATACTCCAAGAGCTCTTTGATATGCTTTTCTGCTTTTTCTTTTGTAATCTTAGCCATATTATTAACCTTTCCAATATTCTTTATAATCTTGTTTCTCCTCCTCATTAGGCTCATATACCTCATAAGAAGTACCGCATTGCATACAATGATAGTAATCCACTACGGAATCATCATCCTCGCTGCGGTCACCTGATGAATCCCAACAAAGTTTCCCACCGCAATAAAAGCAGATAGGACGATACTTTGTCGGGGTTTTCTTTTTATTCTTGCTCATAGGCGAAATGATTTATTTCACGTTGAGAATCTTCTGCTGCTGTAAAGAAAGTCGCCACTTAGGGTTAGCCTCTACGAAAGCAACAGTCTGTTTCAGAATCTCGGCATTCTTCTTTGCATCGCCCGTATCACAAGGTTGAACGTAGTAGTAATCTGCATCAATACCACAATCGGTAATCTCGTGCTCACCATCAAAGACAACCTTCACCTCAGTAGCTATCTTTATGATAGGTTCTGCGCCCTTAACGAATAAGCACTTAGGAGAGCAAGTAACCCAGTTGATACCACCAGGAATCTTGTGCGTTCCGTTGGTCTCCATAGCAATATAATAGCCCCAATTTTGGAGAAGGGTAGTAAGCTCCTCATCCACCTGTAATGTAGGCTCACCGCCCGTAAAGACAACAAATTTACAATCAGGTGAGAGCAACTGAATCTTATTCAGAATATCAATAGCCCCCATTTCCTCATACTTCTTAAAGTCAGTATCACAGAAAGGGCACTTCAAGTTACAACCCGAGAAGCGGACGAAGATAGCCGCTCTGCCTGCATGTCTTCCCTCACCTTGGATAGAGTAGAAGATTTCGTTTACTTTATACTTAGCCATTAGAGAGCCTCCTTTCCGTCAATTTTATCATCGTCACAATAAACAGCGATATTGCCTTCACTCTCCTGTACCTGTGCCTTGTAGCACTCTATGAACTGAGCAACAATCCATTTGGCGATATTCTCAGCAGTAGGATTGAAAAACAAAAGCTCGTTGAGGTTGCCGTGGTCGAGGTAGCCGTGAATCTTCTGCTTAATATGCTTGAAGTCCATCACCATACCATCCTTGTTCAGCTTTTCAGCCTTGCAGTAGACAGTAATAATCCAATTATGCCCATGAAGGTTGGCGCACTTGCTTTCATAAGAGAGATTCAGCTTATGACAAGCGGCAATCTCCATTCTTTTTGAAACGTAATACATAATTTTCCTTTCTTTTATTTTGTTATTTCAATTTTTATTCTTAATTTTGCGACCGAGAAGAATAAATCGGGTGGGTCAGTACACTGGCTGCTCGATTTCATGCTTATTCTTCAAAGGCAAAGAGGTGTACCTGCTTTGCTGTTTTTTATAAAAGTTTATGGCGATGAACATTGCCTGATAAGCCAACAACAATAACTTCTTTTAAGTTACCTCTTTCATTTCCTTTTGCATGAGTGAGATACATAGAAATTTGGTCTTTGACATATTCCTTTGTCATAGCCTTGTTATTCTGTATGAGGATAGCAACCTCTGCCCCTTGCTTTGCAGCACTCTTCAATGCATTCTCTACCTTATAGGCACTCGCCGAGTTGATGGTTTTCATATCCATCACGGCGTGCTCTTTGAAGCCATCAGTCTTCTTCGCTCCCGTTATATACGACATTTCGCTCATCAAATATACACGATAACCCTTTTTGGCAAGAACTTCTGCGGCATACATTTCCTTATTGGTATTCGGGTCAGCAATCTTATTATGGTTGTTATGTACCACATAATAACCGCCGCTTTTATCGAAGTAGCTATCTTTATAGTTGCCCGTAGAGACGATGGCTTGAAATTCTGATTCTCTCTTAGCCATCGTCTTAGGGTTACCCGAATAGTTTCGTGTACCTCCGCTTGCCTTACTCATCCTCGTATTCGGTTGGGTCTGAAATGCCTGCATCACGGAGAGCTTCCTTGCGTTCCATACAAGTACCACACTTACCGCAATGCTTCTCACCGCCCTTGTAGCAGCTCCAAGTTTCAGCGTAGTTAATGCCAAGCTCCTTGCCGTGGCGAGCAACATCAGTCTTCGTAATACTGGTATAAGGAGCATCAATGCTGATACCCTCGTAAGTACCATTCTTCATTGCCTCTGACATGGCATCAATGAAGCCCTTGCGGCAGTCTGGATAGATTGCGTGGTCGCCGAAATGGTTAGCAATAAGCACCTTCTTCAATCCATTACTCTCTGCGATACCGCAAGCGATAGAGAGCATAATGCCGTTACGGAAAGGAACTACGGTTGATTTCATGTTTGCATCATCGTAATTACCTTCTGGGATAGCTTCTGCTCCTTCGAGGAGAGAGGATTTGAAATAATCGTGAATAAAATTGAGTGGAATAACAATATGCTTGATACCAAGTCGCTCACAATGCAACTTAGCAAAAGGAATCTCCTTCTGATTGTGGTTAGAGCCATAATCAAAAGAAATAGCGAGAGCAATGTTCTCTTTCTTCTCATGCAGGAGAGTTACCGAGTCCATACCTCCTGATACAATAATCAATGAATCTTTCATAACTAATTAAAATTTAAATATTTATCTTTTATAATCTTGCACGAGCGTACTTCATAAAGCGTACCCACTCGCCGAAATTATGTGCAGCAACCAACTTTGAGCGAAGTTTCTTGCCCTCAGGTGCTTTGGTTTTATCCATAGTTCCGTTCTTGGCATTGAACTTATATATAGAACCGCTCATATTGCCATAAAGCCAAGCTGTTGAATCCACAGAATCAAAGTGATAAGTATGCAATCCTCTGATATTTGTATATCCAAGAGCATGTATCTTGCAGCCATATTTATGTGCTGTCTTTACGAACCAAGGAAATAACTTCTCATATTTATTGATAGGTATCTCTTTAGTCACGATGCCACCAATAGCCACATAAGGGTAATTCTTGCACATTTCAACGAAATACTCTTTCCCTCGTGACTTATGCCAAACGGGGATAGGCTTACGTCCACTTAATCTTTCGAGCTTTTCACGAAGTCTTTCAACCTCCTTGATACCAACAACTGAATCAATATCAAGCTCAAAGAAATTCTTTACGTTCCATTTCTTAATGAATGCAGCATATCCTTCTACGTATTTATCGAAGTTAACTACACCTGCTCCCGACATAAATGTGAAAGCACCACTATCTAATAGGAAATTCTGAAAATTGCCTATCAATCGAGGAAACTCTTTATTATTCTGTAGATAATAGTAAGTTTCCAATATATTTAATCCTTCCCAATCGGCATCCTTGCCGTTCTTTACTGGGTGTTCACCTGCTAAAAAAACTTCCATAGCCTTTTTATAAACATAGGGACGACTTAAAGTCCCTGCTATATATAATTCCATACTAACACTTTTCCAAAACTTACTAAGATTTCCAGTAAGCCCCCCCCGCAAGATAGACTTCCATATCTCTATTATTTTATTTCCACACCATCGTATTCGGAAACGGCAGACTTGATAATCTCCTTAATCTCATCTACCTTATCTTCCAACTCTTGTGGAATATGGACGGAGAGCTTAATATCTTTAACTTTGCTCTCGGTATTTTGGGCATCCTCGAATAGCTCATCAATATCGGTATCATCCTCATCGGTATTGAGAAAAGAGCAATCAACACCCCAATTCTGCAAATCATCGGTTTCCCATTCACCATTGGCAAGCTCATCCCAATCCCAATTACCTGCTTGCACGTTATCCTTGATAGCATACTCCTTGATTTTCTGAATTGGGGTATCGGTCTTCAAGACGAAACAAGGCAGCTTATCGAAGTTCGTATTTCCACCGATGCGTAACTCGTTAGCCACTCTGAGGCGCATATTACCGCAGATGGTGACGTATGTACCATCCTCCAAGCCATAAACCATCAAAGGCTTGTACTCTAAGAGCTCTGGGCTATCGGCGAGTGATTTGACGAGCTTGTCGTGCTCGCTCTCCTTTAAGTAGCGAGGGTTCTTTGGAACGCCATCAATCTGCCCCTCATTATAGAGGAGCTTTGTAATGTCAATCATTTCACGAAACCCCAGCTTTACAAGAAGCTCATCCTTTGCGATGGATGGGTTCTGTGAGATTCTCTTTTCTCTTGCCATAATTTTATTATTTAATAATTATTATTTGCAAAGTTACGGAGATTATTCGGGTTTTAATAGAAAATAATAGGTTGCGTGTAAACAAATAAAAAAGCTACCCATATAATGAGTAGCCTTTGAAGTTATCATAAAATATTATACCTATTATATATAAGAAAAGCAGCTACCTATCACAGGCGGCTGCTTATAGACTAATAACTAACTATTATTTTCATTTAACCAAATCTTAACTAATACATATTGTTATGACACTTCAGAACCTATATTCCACAATTTCCGTTTTGCTGATGCAAAGATACAAAAGAAAGCGAGATACAGCAAATAAATGCCATATCTCGCATAAACAATCTTACTTTTCCTCAATCTGTTTAGAGACATTATCTGTTCGGAAATCCTCAATCTGCTTGGAGAAAGGGGTGAGCTTATCAAGCTGCGCCTTAACAGAGAACTCTTCTCCGATAAAGGCAACACCTTCGTGAATCTTCTGCAAGGCGGCAAGCTGCTTCTTTGTAGTAACAACGGGGTTGATGTAGATGCAACCTCTATGGGTCTGGGCGAACCGCCGACACTCAGCACCGCCGCCGTAGATAACAAATAGCGGCTCTTTGCCCTCTGCCCAATCGCTTGCAATGGAATACTCAAAGGCGAGGTTATTCAGTCTATCCGAATATCCACGGGTAGCGAAGGCACGCCATCCACGAGGTACGCCAATCATATTGAGGCGATAGAACTTCTGCGCAACGTTGAGGTCAACGAAGATACCGATACCCTTACCTTGCATACAACGGGCAATCCAGCGTTTCTTGTAGATAGCCTGCAAGCCGAAAGATACGGGCATTTCATTATATAGGGAGAAGTTCGGCTCAACGATAACGGCAGGGTGATGCTGCAATATCTTCTCAGGGTGCTCGTAGATAGCTGAGAAGCGGTAATCATCGGTATAGAAGTGCAAAGAGCCTTCACCATTGAGGTTGAAGGTTCTCTTCTGTTCGCCGAAGCAAAGGAAGGGTGACTGACACTCCTTTGCTTGCATATCAATATCGAGTGTCGGAATCTCTAGGTCATTGTCCGTTGGGAAGAGCTGGTCGGGCAGGGTAAGCTCATAATCTGTTCTTTTCATGCTTTGTTACTTTTTAAGAGTTCTACGATTTGGTTATATATAGATAAGGTGTACTTATCCTTTGACTGAACGTATTGCATATACTTTCGTGCTTGGTTGATTACGTTTGCTCTGGTACGGCAGAGTAGGCGAGCCGAGCGGTCGGGGTGAATGCAATAATCACGGCTTATGAGGCAATATAATCCTCTAAGGGTGTTGAGCTTGACGGTCTTCACCGCAGAGCAAAGTTCCATGAACGTAACCTTGCCTACCTCACATACCGCTTGCATGATGCGGTCGGAGAGTTCGTACTGCTGATATTGATTGTATATCATACGCTATTACTTATTATTTGGTTATTAATAGAAAATATAATGCAAAGTTATAAAAATCTATTAAAAAGCGAATAGAAACTATTAATTATTTTAAATTTATTAATAGAAAAGTTGGTTATTTGACAGATTTTTATTAATTTTGCGGTGTGTTTAAGATAGAACACTATCACTTAGCGAGTTTATGGGGAACTTTCTAAAGTGTAAGATTTTGGATTTACGTGAGCCGCAAGGCTACTAAATACGGAGCAGCAGAGAATCCCCATTTCTTTGCTGCTCTTGACTTTTTAAAGCATCTGTAAAATGGAGATACGCAGAAAGATATTGAACGATATGTATTGCAATCCCGAACTAAGGAAGGCAATTGCATTTTCCCTTTTCATTAAGACAAGGGTCAAGTCTTCTGCCGTGCAAAGATGGAGCATCAATAAGCTTCACGAAATCACGGGAGTAAGTGCCTGTGCTGTCCGCAAGCGTATTGATACATTGAAGGCTCTGGGCTTGGTTGAGTTCACGGGCAAGAATAATCGTTGCCTCGTCTTCAAGTCTCTAAAAAGTCATACCTCTCACAGGAACGTCCTCGTTCCTAATATCGAGTTTATTTCAAGGAATGATTCTAAAAAGAATGCCTATGCACAGAATGTAAAGTTCATAGAAGATACCTTATCTGCTATGCTTATCATTGATGTACAGAATCGAAAGAATTACGCTAAGCAAATGATTCAGCAGTCTAAGCACCCTAAAGGCTTAAAAGAGTTGAAGGCGGCTAAGAAGGTTTGTAATCGTTTTGGCTACGGCGATAAGTTTAGAGAGAATGGTATATCATATAAGTATATAGCTGAGAAGTTAAGCGTAAGCGTACAAAAAGCTTTTGATTTGGTAAAATTCGCGGTCAAAAACGAGATTTTATGCAAATACAGAAACATAGAAAAACGTTTTTTATCCTCTATTGACTATATAAAGGATATGATACTCAATAACTATACTTATATCAAGGGAGGGGTAGTCTGTAGGGTGTATGCTAATACCTATGAGGTAATGGAAGGCTCGCCTTCGGCTCGCTTCGCTTCTATCGTGGTATATAATTAGATTATAAAAAACTAAGATTTTGTTTAACGTTTAAATATAGGAGATACAAAAATGTTATTTGAGAAAATTAGTCATAGATGTCTGCTTACTTTGGATGGGGGGGCAAAGATTCAAGCTATTCTCACTATGCCGAAGCCGATAAAGCCCATCTTCCCAAAGGAAATGGAGCGTCAGTTCATTAAGAATTTCAATGAATCGCAGCCAAATATGGTTCATAAGGTTATCAAATGTCACATAATGAGAAATTAAGCGTATGGAAGATTTACCTATAGGCTCAGAAATCGTCTTGAAGGTGGTTGAAAGCGAGACAGAAGAATGTAATGGTTGCTTCTTTGACGAGATAAGCAGCAATATTTATGAAAATATCTGCAAAGATATTTGTTGTGCCGCAATCGACAGAAAAGACGGAAAGAATGTTCAATTTAAAAGAGTGAAGTGATATGGAGACAAAAAATAATATAGCGGCTATTTTAAAGGATAAACCGCAAGGAACTAAGTTGTATGACTGGTTGCATAATATAGATGTAGAGTTAGATACTATCAGTACTACAGATACAGAAACAGTAGTTTGGTGCACGAATGAGACTGATAATAATACTACTTGCCATCGTGGTTATTCCGAATTTGGTACTGTAAGAGGATGTTTTGATGGTTTACAGATTCTCTTTCCTTCTAAGGAAATGCGTGATTGGACAAAGTTCGCATGGAAGGAAGGCGATGTACTGGTTAGCAATGATAGCGACATCCATATAATCTTTAAGGGTTTCTCAAAAAATGATTATACAACATTTGAAGGTAAACACTGGATTAGTGTAAGTAAAAAGAGATATTTATCTTGTTTGAGTATGCGGAATGTACAGGACTATCATATTGAAGATAACAAAGATGCTACTCAAACCTACATCAACACCATCGAGGAACGTTTGGGTGGTAAACTCAATCGTGAGAGCTTGGAGGTTGAGAAAACTCAGCCAGAGTTCAAGGATGGAGATATAGTTTTCGTAGAATGTGAGAAGGGACTTGTGGAAGCTACTTTCATTTATAAAATGAATAATGTTATTGATATACACGATGAAGCTCAGTGTTATGCTGCCATATTTAATAAAGAAAATAAATTAACGACATGTGGTAGTGTATTGACTTATGGTAGAACACTTCGCTTTGCCACTGACTCCGAGAAGCAGCAAATCTTTGATGCTCTAGCCAAAGAAGCCAAAGCTTGGGATGCTGAAAAAAAGCAGATTGTTGACTTGAAGCCAAATATTGAACTCAAGCCATTTGATAAAGTGCTGGTAAGAGACTTTAGTAGAGATAAATGGAGTATAAGTTTCTTTAGTTTTAAAAAGGAAGACTTGTACGTATGCATAAATCATTGTAGTTGGAATCAATGTATTCCTTACATCGGCAATGAATCATTGTTAGGTACAACTAAAGACGTGGAGGGCTAGATATGGGTAATGAAGATTTAACGAATTGCATACCTTGGTATTGTCCACCACACTTTAAGTGTGAAGATATACAAGATGGTAAGGCGCAAAGAAGAATGCGTAGAAAGAATCAACTTAGAAAAAGAAAGGGTAGATTATGATAGACGATAAGAAAATAGAATCTGCAAAGGAAGAAATCTACGAGGATAGATTCTTGCTCAATGGTGAAGAGATAGTCTTCAACAATGATGAAAAGGAAGAAATGTTCTATGCTGGGGACATCAAGGAAGCTATCGGGCTAGGTGCTGATTGGGCTATCAATGAGTTCCTGAAGGATTTGTGGCATCCTGCTAGCGAAAAGCCAATCATTAAGCAAGGAGAATGTTGCGTTACATGCTTGGTTAAGTTCAAAAATGGAAGTACGGAATTATGTGTATATTTCCATAATCCAGAAGGATGGGTATGTGATGATATGAGTCCTAAAGATTTTAAAAGAAATTTAAAGGGATGGCTTTATATTGACAATTTGTTCCCAAAGAAAGGATGCAACCATGATTAAGCCAGTTACAATGTACTCTGTCGTATGTGACAGATGCGGAAAGACCTTCATTGATGAGTTTAATGGCATTGTAGCTTGGTTGGACGAAGGCACTGCCAAAGAGCAAGCAATGGAAAGCGAATGGGCAGAGATTGGCGATAAGCACTACTGCCCAGACTGCTATGAGTTTGACGATGAGTTAGATGAGTATGTTCCTAAAAAGAAAGGAGATTAGTATGAAAGAAGTAAAGTACATTCCAGGAGATTTGGTGATGACAAACGGAGTACCACTAGGTACAGCTAAAGATGTCGTTTACAGAGTAACATCATCTGACCCATCAAAGACTTTGAAGTTGGACGATGGAACGGTTCTGAAAGGTGTTGTCTGCTTAGAGAACATCGAAGGTGCGGAATTTGGAGAGAAAGGCTATCTCTTCGGAGATTGCTGTGCTTGGGTTAAGGATATTGTTGCGATTCCTCTTACTCCAGAGATTTTAGAGAAGAATGGGTGGAAGAAAGAAATGTATCATGATTGGCGGCATTACATTCCACTAGAAAGAACTCTTTTATATCTATCTAGAGGTATAGATAGATATAGAGATGGTGCGTTCGACGTGTGTGTTGGTCTAGACATGAGTCACATCGCTTACATTAGCTTTGTTCATCAGTTACAGCACCTTTTCTTTAGCTTGAATATTAATTACGAAGTGGAGGTGTAGGTATGGCATTAGAAGTTGTAGTTTTAGATAAGGATGAATATAATGCACTTATTGATAATCAAGCTGACAAAGACGAATTAGAGTATTTGAAAGCTTGCCAATATGCTTTAGAATCGTTTAATAGAGTCAGAGGCTTATGCCCTAAGTGTAAAAAGTCCGTTGTAATTTGGGGGTGGGTATGTCCTTGTTGTGGGTATGATTCAAGTGGTGAAGAATTATATAAATATGGTGATTAACAGCCTTCGGGCACAAGAAACAAAGCGTATGAATACAAACAGCTATTTACGAATAGAAAATGGATTTGATATATCTAAGATAACTGGGGCTATTCCTCAGAATATTGGAGAAGGATATCAGTTTAAGCTCTCTGGTAAAACATATACAACTATGGGTAGCTATACTAAAGACAAAAAGAGACTAATGAATATAGAAATTAGTTCTTTTTGTGGTCTTTGTGCTGAAGCAATACATTATTATGCAAAATTGTATATTAAAGTAAGCAATGTGTGTGGTGACAGCTCAGTAAGTGGGTATTTAGGCGGTATTGAAATTCCAAATGACTATCAAACCATCAAAGGGGAGTTTGTTAGACAACTAACTCAAAAGGAGAAAGACGAACAGCCAGATAGATGGGATGATTGGTATCAAGTAGGGGATTTAGTTAATGCCTTTGAATCTCTTCAAGAGATTGAGAGTTTAATTAAAAACCTCAAAAAGAAGTTCTCTTCTAAGGAGTGGAAAGTTGAGATAATACGCAATTATTAATTGCCTTCGGGCATAAAAATATGATAGTATGCTTATAAGTGAATTTATTCAACAGCTTCAAGATGTTTACGATGAAGAGGGTGACATGGAAATTGCCATCAAGATAGATGATAACGACTTAGGTTCTGAACCTATTGTAGTGAAATCTACGGTTTATGAACAACTTTATATAGTTAACTCCTAACCGCCTTCGGGCATAAATTTTAAAGATATGACAAAAGAAGAATTAGAAGCAAAGGTGTCAATACAGAAAGACATCATTCGTAATGCCAATTATCAGATTTATTCTAATGTGAATAAATATATCAAAAGTCTTCCTTTCAAGGTTAACGACAAGGTAAGATGCTCAAGATTTGATATTTGTTGGATTGTTAGTTTAGTTCCATGTAATAGCAATGGTTATTATAATGGAAAGATTCAGATTAGAGTTAATATTCCCAAGAAAGATGGCACTCGTTCTAATCGAGAATACTTAATTTATAGTTGGGAAGTCGATAGTATAAAGAAGATTGATTAACTATCCCTTATGGGATATAAATATAAGTAATATGACAGAAATAGAATTATACAACAAATTACAAAATGTAGAAGGTCGTTTAAAGATGATGGATTCACAAATATCAGAGCTTCGCAAAAAGCAGAATGGTATAATGAACGACTTTCTAAGTTTGTTACCTTTTCAGAAAGGTGACAAGGTAAAAGATAAAGATGGCAATATCTTTATCATAGAACAACTAAAAAGTGCCATGTCTCTTGACAAGAATGAAGTCAAGGTTCATTTTTTTATCCGAAAAATAAAGAAAAACGGAGAACCTTATCTATACGAATGCCAAGCTTGGGGAATTGATTATTTTTCCCTTGAGAAAGTAGTAGAGTAATAACCATCCTGTAATGGATATAAATAAAAAGTAACATGAATACAGAAAAATTAGAAAGAGCAAATATCTTAGCCAAGAGTTTAATTCCTAAAGTAAATGAACTCTTAAATTTGTCTCCAAAATCAATGCGTAGTAGTCTTGCTGATGCTATTTGTGGGCTTTCAGAGTGTGACGAAGAGTTTAAAACAAAATTCAAGCAGCTTCTGAATGAAACAAAACTGAGATTTCAGAAAGAGTTTGATGAGATTTAGTAACTACCACACTCTCCTTGGTGAAATTAAGATAATAACGAAAAAGTCGTGCTCGAATTAGATTGGTTGACATTAGGTGTAGCCGTAAAATATCAATTACCGCTTAACAATTCACCTCAGAGCACTATTATGTGGAAAAGGCATCAAGCATTTAGTACACATCGAAGAACGTTAATGAGTGAAAGGCTCATAAAGACTCCAATCCGTTATTATTTTGATAACATCATGGAGAGGGTAAAAAGAATAGAATATGGCAGAGATTATTTATTTTGGAACAAATGGGTGTTCCGGTCATTATCCTATCGGCATCGACAAAGTGCTGACCTCGGCAGAATATGAAATGTGGCGCGAATGCGATAATGAAACTTGGATAGATAATATCCGAAAGAATCCTGGTCACCACGTTATCGAGCATCACGGAGAGGTTTATACTAATTATGGTGTTCCTTTCTCTGTAGATGATGAAAGAGGAGGCTCACATACCGAACTATTTTGGAAAGGCATTCATACGAAAGAAGAAATCGTCAACTTGATAAAGAATAATCAGTTTTTGGCAAGGCAATTCAAAATGGATGAGGCAATTAAAGATGTGGCAACAGTTTGTGGTGTCAGGTACAAAGATGTTATATCTGCGATAAACATGACACAAGCATTCGCAGGTGGTAAAAAGAAGGGTATATGATTAGATTTGAATATCGAACCTATTGTAACGTAAGATAATAAAGTGGAGGAATAGTTATGGATAATAAAGTTAAAGAAGCATTGGGTAGCGCAAGCTACCTTACATATCACTGGAGGCAGTACTCCTTTGAGCAGCTTGAAAAAGAAATGGTAAGAGTGTGTGGATTGTGCCACAAAGCATTGGGCATTCCACAAGATGATAGCGTTACAGACTTCGAGCGAGGTCAGTGGTCAGTTATTCAAAATGTGATTGGCTACATCAAAGATTATAGCTCAGCAGCAGAACTTTGCCGAGAAGCTGGTATCGGTTATAAGAAGATAAAGGCTCTTCAGAAGGATTGTGGTTATAGCTACAAGGAAGAAGTTAATGACTTCCTAAAGGAAAGTCGTAATTGTGGAACTGATTTAAAAATGGAGGAATAGTTATGGAAATTAATGAAAAAATAGATGAAATAATTCAACAAGCAAAAGAAGAAGGAGCTTATCAGGATGATTTTGGCGCATTTGAACAAGAGATATATGACCAAGGTTTTCGTAATGCAATTTATTTCATGCTGTGGAATCCAAGCGAGCGAAGTTGTTCTAATTGTGAGTATCGGTACAGTAGAGAGCTATGTGGGGAAGACTACTGCGGGCAAAAATACTGGAGTCCAAAATTGGAGGAATAAGTTATGGCATGGGTAGCGGTTGATATGTTTGGTTGCGAACGTGTCTATGAGCAAAAACCTAGAAGGTTTGCTAATTGTGTGTGGGTTCCAACACGATGTAGTTATGCAGATAGATTAAATGACTTTGTTACAATCCCAAATGGAAGCATCAAGAAACTCATCGGAAGAGAGCTTACTTGGGAAGATGAGCCAGTCGAACTTAAAGAAGAATAACATGATATTCTACAGATTTGGTGATATTCCAGAGGATGAATGTTCGTCTATATGGAATAATAATGATGAAGTAATAGGTAAAGAAAAAGGAGTTTCCGTTTATGAAGCACATAAAAACATAAATGGAACATATTCTCCCGTTCTTCCATTTCCAACAAATGAAATGGCATTTAATGATTTTATAAAACATATAGCATACTTTACTGGTAACAAATATCTAGTAACAGGCGATTTATTAGATGAAACTGGTACTGATGGTGAGCCATTAATTAAAAATGTAAAAATATTAATGAAATTATAGGTATGAAAATAGAAAACATAAAGTTTAAGGCTAAACGTCTTGATAACGGGGAATGGGTAGAGGGTTCACTTACATACTCTCAGGGAATAGCGTATATTCATCGTAAAGAAAGTGATAAAGATGATAGATGTTATTTAACTCCTTACGAAGTAATTCCAGAAACAGTCTGTCAGTTCACAGGAATGATGGACGAAGACTGCAATGAAATTTGGGAAGGCGATTTAGTGCATGATAGCTATGACCTTTTATGTATAGACAATCTCTATGAGGTAGTTTATATTGAAAAAGAAGGAACATTTGCCTTCAAGAGTTTAGATAAAGTTGACAATTACGAACCATTTGTTAATTTATTTGAAGTTTATGTTGTTGGCAATAAATTCGATAAGAAGTAAGATAAAGCTATGGTAGATGTAAGTAATCAGCACAGGAACGAAGATGGAAGCATTACTATTATATTGAATAGTATAGAAGAAGTCGAAGAGTTCGTTGAGTGTATGAATATATGGAATAATAGAATGTATGAAGAATAAGATTTTAAACTTAATCAAGTCAGCCGTTTGGTTTGTCTTGTGTTTGTTTGTAGGAGCATTGATTTTTGAGGGCATTCGCTCTTTGGCTAATAGCAATGAACCTGCAAAGAAGATTGGTATGTCAGTATTCACTGAGGAAGGACACGATTATCTGGTTGTGGACACGAAACATGGTGTTTGCGTTGTTCACGCAGAAAGTTGCCCTTGTCGTAAAAAGAAGTAGCGTATGGAAAATAATATGTTTGAAGATATTGTTGCCGAAGGCAATATAGTTGTGATAGATAATTATTGGATTGTGTTATGTAAGCGTTGGAGACCAGAGTGTTACAATCTCTTCTGCTATCTTTATCTTCACAAGGAAGATAAGAATTTAATGGTAGGCTCTCATTTTACGATGACCGAGGATAAAAAGAAATCTACTCGGTTGGCTACCAACGAGGAGCGTCTTATGCTTTTTGAAGAAATGTTCAAGTATGGAATTGCTTTCGATAAGCACGACCATCATTTGATTGGAAAATTGATTAGCGTATGAAGATTAGACTAGCAAAGAAGATAATGAAGCAAGCTCGTCATCTAAGTACGGCAAGTGATTATTGGTACAGAAGATTAAGAGATTTTGAGTACAAAATATGCTATGGTTTTGTTGGTAAAAAAGACCACCGCATCATCAAGGCGATAAGTTTAACAAGTAAAAAGAGAAAAATATGA